TGTTCGCCCTCCATGTTGCTTAAATCGTTTAAATAATTGTTCCTGAATATACTGTTCAGCTATCGACGCAGCCCACAATCGAGCCACCCGCTGTTTTTCTTCAGGTACATCATATGGATCACGCAAGATATGGAGCATTTCACGATTAGTCATGCCGGGTCAAATTCACAGTGGATATGATTAGCTTCAACAATAACTTGATATTGATCCCCCAGGGATATTTTCAAATCATCAATTATCCTCACCAGCACTTCCCGGCGGATATCTCTTATTCGTAAGTCAATTGCCAGTCCTTTGTAGTGATGCGAATGCTTGCCGTGCTTACCCTCAACGCCGCTGGTTACAACCAATTCAGCCCCGTGTTGATGGTACACACTGGAAGCTACCAGCAGAGCGACAACGATTTCAGGTTGTAGCCCGAGAACGGAGACATCTTTTTTGATCTTCATGCTTTCCTCCCTCCTTTATTGTAAGCAAATCTGCCAAACAGCCGTAACGCCAGCCAGGCAGTATAATCAGGGGTTTTTATGCCATTTACCTGTAACGAAATTTCCCTGAACATTTTGTCATAAAATTTCTGGCCTTTATCTTTATGAATCAACTCGCCATCCTTGCCCATTAAGGCATGATGCCCATAAGCAAAATCATGGAATAATGCCGGAATTAGAAGTATCCCGGTGGGTCTCAACAATGGCCAAAACAGTCGGGGGCTTGAAGCACCGTTAAAAATAAACCCGGCTGGGATCATGAGTGTTTCTTGTAAATAACTTACATACAGGGAGTAGTTTTCCACTGATTCCCAGCGGCGAGATTTAAACAGCCACGCCTTTGTCCGCTGCCACCAGGATAATTTTTGCGTGCTAATGGGCAACGGTCGTAATATCGGCATTTCCAATCTGTACATAATAGCCTCTTAAAATTTTACATAGCTTAGAATGTCAGGTGCAAACTTTTTTACTGCCATTCTCACTGTGGATTCCAACATACTGATACGTAAACCGAGAGCATATCCCAACTCATAGTCAGTCAGTTTATCCCGGCGGCTTGCAATATCGTCCAGCTCCTTCATGGCGTTGACAGCGGCCACCGGCAATTTGTCAATCTGTGATTGTAATGCTCCGTGAATTACACCAGAGCGAAATTCCCAGTTTTCCAGCAACAGCAACGTCCCCGCTTTTGCCTGCTTTATCGTTTCTGTTTGCCGTTGTTCAAGGTTGACAAATGCCTTAGTGGTGTAACAGCCAGGCAATAACAGCAGGCACAGGGCAACAAACAGCCACACAGTGCGTCGTTTATTCATTGTTCACCTTTCTGGTCATTACGACCTTGCTTGGTATGTAGAGCTCCAGTTTATTGCCTCGCAGGATAAATGGGATGTCATCCCCGCCGCAGTTGACATAGACAAAATTATCATTGCCGCTGGTGTAGCGACACTGGAGTACAGGAGCAATATATATTCCATCGTAAATTTCCAAAATTCCTTGAGGATTTGGCCCTGCATAAGATCCGCTGAACACGACGTCATAGCTCTGGTTATCAATCACAAGTTCATAAGTGTTTCCAGCGACAAAATCCCATATCGGTTGACATGGTCTGTCAGCGGCAGGACAATGTTTAGGGATGATTAACAACATGGCCATCATGGTTGCGAATAAAATTAGTTTCTTCACAGTGGATACCTCCGGCAATAATGTTTTGCATTTTGCAATTATATTTCCCTACACTATTAGCAATATCCCATAACCTGCCGTTTTCATTCAAGAACCAATGGCACAAAAAAAAGGGGGGGGGCTTCCGCCCCCCCCTCCCCAATCTTTTAGCTTAGTACGGTTTGCTGCTATTGTACTTTTTGGTATCGATCAATAAACTTCTGCTGTTTATTTGCGATTGCCGATTTCATTTTTTCAATACGTTCGGCTCTCCGGGGTATTTTCTTCCCTTCACGCAGGACTCTTAAACGTTTATTGAGCGGAGTCAAGCCCGTCCTGGTAGCAACGTATAAATGTTTCAAAGCATAAAAGTTACCCAGGCTTCCGAACTCTTTAATGATCAGCTTTTTTGCTCCAGGTTTATCTTTTCCTAGCCGCAAAGCCTTTGCCTCTCGTTCCACTCTTAGAACGTTGCTGCGTAGCTCCTTGTATTGATTTCCCGTGATATCAGGAGTGTATGTGTTCGACGGATGCGCTCCAGCACTGGTAAACAACGCCGACCATCCATCCTGTTCACCCATCAGGTAACTGATCAACTCGTTTGCCTGGATCGGCAGCACTCCTTTTGCGGAGCCGATAATTGCCGATGGCAATCGGCTGAAAACATTTTCAGTTTTCTGGTAGCGTGATTTTTTGACGGTCTTATGGGTTTTTACCAGTTCTTTAACGCCTGTATATGGCCTTTTAGCCCAATCTGTCCCAGAGAAAAGGTTGTCTGCAATTCTGACGATTGGCGAACCTTTTGCTTTTATTAGCCGGTCAATATCCATAATCTTTAGGGGGTCTGCAAAATGCCCGATAACGGAAAAGGTTTTCCGTTGGTTGTCTGGGATATCAACACCCAAGGCATGGTATAGTTTTGTAATGTCAACGGCTGTCCAGCGCAATCGCCGGAATTGTTTCCAAGAGCTAAACTGCTCACGATAAAAATCAAGCAGGTCGTCCCGGTCATCAGGAGTCCAGGCGTTAAGAAGCAACTGAGGAATCAGGGTAGACAATACCGAGGAGAATATCACCCTACCCCAAAAATGGCGATAAACCTTGTCCATCCCTGGAGGAGGTGGAAGCTCACCCAGGAGCTTAGATATTGCCTTGTTCATTCCAGGGATCATACCGGTAACAGTACGGAAATTAGACTCGGTCCAGTCTGCTGCCAATTGTATTAATTGGGCAAATTTTTGTAATGTTGGGTTTCTTCCCATCCGTTTAAGGTGCAACCCACCAAAGTCAGCATTCATCAGCGTGGCAATTCTTTCAGCCAAGCGGTCTTGATCTTGACTTTTGTCTTTATTTAATTCGTGAGTGAATTCAATAACAAAGGCTTCGGCTTTCAATCCGGCAAAGAAGTGCTTAAAGAGTGAGTTAGTGAAGGAATTGCGCTTCTGCTTCACCCATTCCGCACCTTTTAATGCTTTGTCCATATCCAGACGTTTGAATATCTGCTCAAATACAGTATCCTCAGTAAAGTACGCTTCGTCAAAATCCTGCCGCAGCCCATAGGTGAGGCCGTTCTTTATCCCAAGCTGAACAATGGGGTGCATCCCTTCAATCTTTTTCAATCCCCGTTTATAGGCGATGACAGGATTGATCTTGGTACCATGGTGAACGCCTAAAAACCAAGACCTGGAGCCAGCTAAATGGTGGAAAAAGCTGGACAGCAATATCCACCCTTTCGTGATCCGATTAAACTTTGATGCCTTATCCATAAATGGGATAGAGCTGAAAAGATCGTCTCGTGCCGTAACCTTGTTTATCATGTCGGCAAGCTGTTTAGGTGCCTTTAGCTGCCGCTTTTCATAAATCGTTGACGTGTTTTTTCCATCAGGTGGGGCGACGAAAACCTTTTGTCCAAACGTATTCACTTCCAAAAGAAAACTATCATCAGTTAAATTACCATCTTCATCTGTGGCAAGTGGGCCGCCGGCAACCTTGCCGGAAGCAACCCAAACTCCAAACCCTGGGTCTTTTAGTTCTTCATATCCGTCAAGGTTACTGGTGGTAAAAAGGGAGTGTCCGTCAAGATCCTTTGTCTTTTTCCCGGAGATGATGAAGGCAAGGTCGGCTTCGATCCCGGCAATTTCGCGGGCAATCTGGTCATAAGAATTATGGATGCCTTTAACCTTCAAATCATATCCAGCCATCCACCCATCAAGGATAGTATTTAATGTCCGCTGCTTACTGGCAGATGTCCAGACTTTAAACCCGTACCCATTCGCCAGCCCGGTAAATTTCTTTTTGTCCGGAAGCGTCCATAACCGTCTCACATAATTATCAAGCAAGGTATTGACTAAGCCTGTTGCCTGTGCCCGTTCACCTACTGCCTTGAAAAGTTCATCAATATCATTATCAACAAAGTCTTTCTGTTCCTGTGATAAATTTGATGCCAGATCCAAGATAGCAACTTTTTCCTGGAGTTTCCTGGTCTCCACCTTTCCCAAGGTTCCCGAATGGAGCTGTTCTTTTGCCCAATCCCTGAAAGTCTGTTCCGCTGATGGATCCCGTTTCAGGTCACGGTAAACCATCATTGCTTCACTGAGCTGCCTGGCCTTCGTAGAATCCTTTAGCCGGTTATACGCTAACGGGCCTTTCCACTTCCGTGTACTGCCGGCCATTTGTTGAATCTGCTGTTCTATCTGGACGGCAATATTGTTGGCTTTCTTCTGAGCAAGATCACGGTATTCAAATATTTTCATGGTGAATAGCCGATCTTGCTCTATATCCCTGGCAGTATCCGGGCCTCCGGTGACAGTATCAACTATGGCATTGGTTTTCTTCCCTTGTTCGTCGCCTGGGGCATTTCCCTTGTCATCATTTGGGTTAATCTCTGAAGATGGGGTTGCTTTTTTCCGAGGAGAGAATACTGGTTGCCCTCCCATCGCTGTATCACGCATCTTATCTGTAACATCGAATCCCCACTGCTGCCCGTACTCCGTGGCGCTTGGTTTGCCTTCGCTTAATGCTACTTTAGCCCCAAACTTCTTGATATACTTCTGTACGGCAGCAGGAACGATCTTGTCGTAAAACCCTTTCATTCCTTCACCACCAACTTTAAGGTCAAGACCTTCTAATTTATGAGTAAAAATTCCTCCATCGTTAAGTTGGGTTCCTTCATTATTAACCATTTTGCGAACAATATCTTTTCCCACAACATCTTCTAACTCTTCTGGCCTCGCAGTTTTAGACAAAACTACATCTTGTCCTTTTTCTGCTCTTATCTCAAATTTATCACCAGCTTTTCTGTACCTTATTCTGCTTATCTGCTTACTTAAATCATACCGCTCTGCCTGTTGCTCTCCGGTCGTCCATTCTACCCTGTCAAAGCCATTTTCAGCCGCCCAACGGATTGCTCGCTTGATGGCAAGTGTAGCCCATTTGGAGGAATCTTTGAAAGGCATATTGGGGACACCATTTGCTGACATTTGTATTTCGTTTATTCTGCCATTAATGTTATGAATTTCATCGAAAGCTTTTTTTAATTCTTCAGGTGCTCCTTTTTGTTTCCCTTTGGCAATAACTTCCTTAGCTCCACCATATTCAATATATATCTTTTCTTTTTTAGCAATAAGATTATCAATTTCTTTTTGTTCTTCTTTGGTTAATTCTGTTTTAAACCCTTTCTTCCGTCCTGTTTGCGCCCAATCGCTTTGTACCTCTTCTAAAAACATCACCCGCTTGCCGTCAACCTCACGCTCATTGAACCGGATGTGAACGAGGATGTTGGGTTCACCGAAGTGGGGGGATCTGTAAGACTTTGCTGGAGTGCCAGACATTTTCTGTATTTCATCAAACTCGTCTATCTCAGCATCAGTCAAATCTTCATAGTCAAAACTATTCTTACCTAATTTTTTATATATTTTATTCCGAAAAGCTACTGTTGCTTTATCTCTTGCAGACCTGTCATCCCCCGGCATTGTAATCAACAATTCACGGTAATCCTTGCCGCCGGGGAGTTGTTTAGATTCATATTTGGTAGACTGGAGTTTTATTTCTAATGCTGTAATTTTCTTGTCTAGCTCTGGGGTTTCTTGGTTATGCAAAATGGCAAGGCCTCTCTTAAAATACAAATCATCAAGTTCCTTGGTCGTTTTGATGCCCTTCTCCACCTCTTCGATCTGCAAGTTGTTCTCTTCCAGGTAATCAAGAACCTGTTGTTTAGTAACTTTGTCTCCCTGCCGATTCAACCAGTCAGTTAAACCACTCCATGCCAATTCGTCTTTCTTAAACTCACCCTTTTTTGACCATGACTGCACCATATTAGCCAGCATTTTCCCAACACCTTTACCTGGCAATTTGGCGTTTAATACTGCCTCCATTTTTGAATACCAAATCTGGTGAGATTGTTCGGGAGAGAATAATACCCCTTCGCTCAGGGATTCTCCATTCTGAATTTGGCTAAATTCTGCCATCGCTTTAGCCGCGGCATCCTGCACTTTTTGGACATCCCTGAAGTATGAACTCGAACCCATACCTTCCAGCTTCATCTTTGATTTAATCTTATTAAGATATTTGGTGACAAATTTCACCAGGTCATGGAATATCTCTGGCATCCGAGCGGCAACCTTGTCCCAAAAAGTCTGATCAGTAATGTTGTCGCCTAAGAAATCACCAAGCATTTCCTCGTAAGTTTCCTGTTTGGTAGGAGCGGACTTGCCTGCATCAGCTCTTTGTTCTGCCAGCTTTAAGTGTTGGACAGCGAACTCATCCTCATACATCTCGCTTAACGCAGCCCTGAGAAATTCTTTATAAATTTTTGGGGCTGTTTTCTCCATTGTATGTAACAGCTCATGGCCGATGATAGTCTGGACATGGTAGTCACCATCAACATTGATATACATGGTATGGGGTTCTTCTTTGAAGGCTACCCCATTGAAATCAAGAGCATCAGGGTTGGTTTGTTTGAAAAAAACTATCTTTTTTTGGAAGATTCGCTGGAGACGTTTGGCGATTCCAGCATAATCGTCAGACACTTTAACCTCTTGGTAGGAACCTTCGGCATATTTCTTACCTGTATGTTCCTCAATCTGCGTCTGTAATCTGCTGGTGTTATCAGTTGCCACCGGGGTACCATATTTGACACCTCCTTTATTGGTGATATTTCCCTTACGTGGGGAAAATGTTGGGGTGTTGTCGGTAGACGGCGTTGTTTCTGCATGGTCTTTTATAACTAGCTCATCATTGATAGCTTTGAGCCTGGCTTCCTTCTCTTTTAATTTATCGGCATGTTCAAAAACATTATCCTCTCTGGCCTTTGCGTCAGCTATTTTCTTGTTGGCTTGTTCAATGAACTCTTTTGTTTCGGCTAACCTGTTATCCAGGTTACGGATAGAGGTCTCCATTGCCATGATAAGCCCGATGTGGCTTTCGTCCTTATACCAGTCAGCGTTATTTGTGAAAAAATGTTTCCGATAGAGTTGGTAATCATCACTAATCAACTCATAATTGATCAGGGTCATTTCATCATCACTAGCATATATCCTCAAGGGGAACCCCCCGATAGAACCAATTTGTTTTCTATCGGTAGAAATCTTTCCACTGAACACTTTTTTCAGTAGAGCTTTACCCACTTCCGTTCTATCTGTGTATATTTTTCCGTCAAGGGTCATCTTGAATTTATCACCCTTGGTTGATATCCTGCTGGCAATAGCTTTTTCAAGCGTCTTAATCCCTAATTCTGCGTCAGGGATTTCTCTTTCTGCCCGTTTAGCTTCACCCAGCATAGCATGTTTGCTGTCGATGAATGATCTATGCAATGCCTCAAGCCGCATGATCTGATTTTCAATCGTTGCCTTTTCAAGGATTAGGGGATTATTGGAGGCCATTGCTTTCGCCAGCGCAAATAAATTGCTGCCCTTATCTATATCCTCGGTGGTTGATACCGTGGCATTCCCAGCAAGGAACTGGTCAATAAACCTTTGCTTAGATTCCAGGAATTGCCACATATTCTCGTCCATTGACCCCTTGGTAATGTAAGCGTAGATTTCTATTTCTTCATTGCTATTGCCTTGCCGGATGATTCGTCCTTCACGTTGCTCGATCATGGCAGGCAAATAACGGTCAGCATCAAGATGGTGAAGGGCCACAAGACGCTCCTGAGCGTTTACGCCTGTTCCCATGGCCTGAGACGATCCAATAAGAACCCGGACATCACCATTATTAACTTGGTTAAATAATTTTCGTTTTTCTTCGGACTTCTTGAAATCCTGCATGAAGGCAATTTCTTCTTCCGGCACACCCATTTCGATAAGCCGTCTTTTAATCTCCAGGTAAGGAGAGAAGCCGCGTTTCTCGAAGGCTTGTGGCAGTCCTTCATCTGCGAATATCATTTGGGCCGATTTATTCTCTTTGGTCCTTTTCCAGATATCAAAAACATTGCCGATCATCTTTTCTAATTTACCGTTAGGGTTGGGTGGTAAAGTTGGGTCAATGAATCGGTCATCCAGCGCTGCATGTCTACCATCGGTAATAACTGACAGAATAATGTCATCACCTTTGTGTGCTGGGCCTGAACGTCGTTCAATGGCTTTTATCCTTTCTCCCAACTGTGATCTGTATCGCGCCAATACTTCTGTCTCATCAGCCACAACCATTTTTCTGCCGCCGCCTTTTATCCTTGGACGAGTGATATAGTGCAAATCCTTTGCATGGACATAATCCCCGACATCGGCCCACATCCCAACCAACGTTTCAAGGTTTTGGAATTCTCCTAATCTGGTAATAACCTTGTAATTCCCGCTTGGTTGAGCTTCCGGTTGGGTGGTAGTTGTTGTAAACGTAGATGCCCACGCATCGAACTTATCTAATCCTAATTTTTTCAACAACGGTAATTGTAACATCCTTTGGATGGAAAAGACTTCCCCAAGAGTGTTTGTTATAGGAGTCCCCGACATGAATACGGCTGATCTGTTAGGGGTTAATGATTCGAGATACCGTATCTTCATGAATAAATCAAAAGCCATATTTGAGCCATTAGGGTCCACCCCCTTCATATCGCCCTGATTGGTTGCAAACATCAGCTTCCGGAACTCATGCGCTTCATCAACAAACAGTTGGTCTATTCCGGATTCTTCAAAGGTTACGCCCCTGTCAGCAGTAGCATCATTCATAACCCTTGCAAGTTTTTCTCTTAATTTCCTAAGAGCGGCTTCGAGCTTTTTGCGTTTTAGCCGATCTCCCTGTGCGTCTCTATACGCCTCGGCATACTCTTCGATTTGTTCATTTATCATATCTGCCTGGAATTGGGCGCTTAGCGGAATCTTTTTAAATGCGGCATGGGTAATGATAATCCCATCCCAATTACCCGTGGCAATTTTACCGATAAACTTTTGTCGTAATGCCCTCGAAAACTGACTTTCATCTGCAATCAATAACCTTGCCGCAGGATACAGTTCGTAAAACTCAGCAGAAAACTGTTTCAGCATGTGGTTTGGAATAACCCACATTGGTTTCTTCTTAATTCCCAATCGCTTTAGCTCCATCCCCGCAAGGATAGATCCGATAGTTTTGCCTGCGCCGACACTGTGGGCCATGTAGGTGTTGCCTTTTTGAACGATGCGCCAGGCAATTCGTTTCTGGTGTTCGTATGGATGGATACTGGCGGACACCCCTGGGAATGTCATAGCCTTAATGAACGCACTATTGGTATGCTGTTTGACGAAAACGTTATATCTTTCGTTGTATGCTTTGGTGTAATAAGCAGCCCTGTCGTTATCCTCCCATATCCAATCTTTAAACCGTTTCTTTAATTGTTCGAGTTTTACATTAGCGGCAATGGTAGCGCCTTTTGACACTACTTGCCTCGTTCCCCCGGAACCGTCAGGGACAGCATCTTTGACAACCACTGTCTTGGAGTTCAGAGCAGAAGTCAGTAGTTCATGCGCTGGGACGCGGGAAGTCCCAAAATCGGTTGTGGCCGCAACACTTATTCGCCCGTTGTTGTTCTTAACGTTCCAGGTTCCGAGTAGTGCATTGTGGCTTATTTGAAGGTCCCCGTCGAATATTTCTCTCGCAAACTTTTTTAAATCATCAGAAGTAACGATTGGCATCCCTAGATTAATAGGTGTCTTTGACGGAGGCAAGTCTTCAGGCTGTATTTCTTCAAGGGCTTTTACGTTTTTGTCAAACTTTTTGTCCACCATTGCTGCGGCCTGGGCCTGAGCCAACTTTTCTTTGACATTCCCCTGGAGGTATTCATCGTCAGTCTCCCATTCCCCATTTGTGGGGTTAGAAAAGATAGTGTCCCCCAACCCCGCAATGGCGTCTTCCTCTGGAATATTCATCAGCTTGGCAATATCCGCAATGTCAATTTTACCTAACCGGGCCAATGATACGTTCAACGCATCTTCAATGGATTCTATATCGGGTTCTACTTGGGGGTCGATAACCCTCTTAGTGAAAATATCTCCTTTTGTGGCTTCTAAAGTATCTTCGTTGTACTCTTCTATCGATGCAACCAGATATGCCTCCGGATCAGTCTTCCTGAATGGTTGCAGGTTGGGATAGGTCGTGCGGGTTATGGTTTTGCCCGCCTTGTTGACATGAGTGGAAACCTTCTTTTCGTTGAGAGCCCCAAACTTTTTCACAAAAGCGTCATAATGTTTTTCCATTACGGCCTGAGCGGCCTTTAACTCTGTATCATCATGCCCCTTCAGCTGGACATATAAGACGTTTCGCACCGCATCCCTTATGCCTGTGAATGCTATGATCTTCTTTTTGTTGATACCTGTGGCTTTTGATTTTACCCCAACTCCGTTTTGCCTGACAAGCAGGGTTCCCTTTTTATCGAGGTAAAAAGCCCCCTCCTTAACGTTGTTTGGAGCAAAATCAGCTTCCAATGACTCATTGGCGTTTGCTGTCCCGGGGTCTTCTTTTTCATAAAGGTCTCGGGGTAACTTCTTGATAGCCTCCTGGAATAGTTCTCCGAGTTGTTTCCCCCGTTTAGGTTTTACGGTATATTGCTGGGCACCATACATGCTTCCTTCAAGAGAATTTGTCCCGAGAATCATTCCAGGATTAGAAGCAAAGTATTGATTAATGTGGACAGATTTTTTGTTTATCCTTACAGGCACCAACTCTCCCCATGCTTCGCCGGCAGGTTGCTCTCCGTCAACCCTCTTGCGGAGAAAAATAACATCAGTGACAACATCAGTCCCGGCATTTTGCTTAAAAGCTGTTTGTGGTAGCCTGATTGCTCCCAGGAAGTCAGCTTGTTTCGAGAGGTATTCCCTGGCCTTGTCATCCGTTTTGTCCATGGTGTAGCGGCTGGTAACAAGTATCATCAACCCACCTGGACGCACTTTGTCCATCGTCTTGGCAAAGAAATAATCATGAAGGGCAAACTTTTTCTTTGCATACCGTGGATCTGAAAGGATTTTAGTGTCAGAAAATGGAGGGTTCCCGATAGCTACATCAAAGAAGTTGTCCGGGAGAATTGTTTGGGTGAAGTCCTGGTGACGGATATCGTGAGAAGGATAAAGATATTTTGAAATAGCGGCACTGATAGCATCCATTTCAACGGCAGTGAATGTGCTGCCCTTGAGAGATTCAGGGAGCAGCCCAAGAAAGTTGCCAATTCCGGAACCTGGTTCAAGAATCCTGCCACCCTTGAAGCCCATCTGCTCCAAGGCAGCATACATCGATCTGATAACTTCAGGGGATGTGTAGTGGGCATTGACTGTTGACGCTTTTGCCTGCTCATATTCTTCGTCAGTCAATAAACCTCTGACTTGCTTGCCTAAAGATTCCCATCCCTCTTTGTAAACCGGAAGGAATTTTTTAGACTTGGCATCCCAAGCAGTTCTTACCGGGAAGAGGCCATTGGCCAACTCAGAAGCGCCCCACCCCACATACTTAACAAGTGCTGCCTGTTCTTCTTTAGTGGCTTGTCGGTTCTCTTCGATGAGCTTCTTGACGATCTTGATGGCCGCAATATTCTGCCGGGCTTTTGTCTTCGCTCCGCCTTTGCCAAGAGCATCATCATCGGTAATGGAGTAGTCTAAAGGTTGCTGAGGAAGTCTATCATTTCGCTGGTCGCTATCTCCCTGGCTGTCCTCTGCGCCCGCTTTATCTCCTGTAGGCTTTCCAGGCTGTCCAGCGATTTCCCCTTGGTCATTTTCTCCATTATCTTCGCTTCCCTCTCTTTCGCCATTTCCGCTGCCACTCTCGCTGCTTTTTTCGGGTCCTCCCCCAGGTTCGGTTTGTTCCCCTGCAGGTAATTCAGCGCTGTTGTTTGGTACATTGTCCTGTCCTCCTTCTAGTTTTGGCTCACCTTCTAGTTTAACTACATTTCCATTTTTGTCAAGGATTCCGTCTTTCATGTCCTGGACAAACTTCATCAAATACATTTTGGCCCCGGCCCCGAATTTATCCCGGACAAAAGCAACAAATTCCCGTAACCCCTGGCCGGCTTCCTTGAATTTCTGTAAAGCAGTGGCGAAATGAGGTTTAGCTGCCGCATAAGTATCTTGATTGAACCCAGCAGGGAATGACATTAAGGTGGAATCACCACCACCAAATAACGCATAAAGCCCATTCGCTGCCTCTTCAAGACCTTCAACCCCTGACTTTGCCGCATCCGCGACAATGTCTTTTGCGGTATTTTTCTTTACACTGGGCGGTTCCGCTTCCGCTTTCTTCCTCGGAGCTTTCGGCTTCGCGTTGGCCTGCCCCTGTTCCGGCGACTTACCTGCTTCGTCAAACATGGCCCCGAGATCATCCATGCTTATATCGTTAATCTCATCGTCAATCGTTTTGTTTTGGGCTGCGATCTTATCATTTATCTGAGATACCACTTCATCAAGCTGGGCCTGCGCCTGGCCAATAATGTCGTTAATTGCCCGTTCGGTAGCAACCTGGGCCGGATGTCCCTCAGTGATATACTGTTTGCGAACATCTTCGATCCGAACAGCAATTTGGGGATTTAACGAATGAAGCTTAATACAATGTGCAAGAGTAGCCATTTTTTAATCCTTATCTACGACTTAGAACGAAAGCAACAATAAATTCAAGAGCATCTTGGTCGTCTCTTTGCAAACCTAAAGCTCTTAATTGGCTTCGGGTGACAATGGCTCCGGCTTGGCCTCCACCACCAGAAGGAACAACACCAAAATCAAGTATTTCTGCCGCAGTTTTTGCCGAAAATGAATGAATTCGGCCAGGCACCCCAAGAACAGACAACCTGGTAAAAGGTCCAATCCCTTTTAAAGGAGCAGTTGCCAGAGTCTTGGCAGTAAAGGTGTGAATCTTACCTGGCGTACCAAGAACTGATAACCCGCTAAAAAGACCAAACCCTTTGAGAACTGCCGTTGCCTCAGTCTTTGCTGAGAACGAATACGATCTACCTGGTGTACCGGTTGGGGTTAAGTGAGTATACCCCATATTACTACACTACCACAAAAGTATCACCGTCACTTGGAGCTTCGGTGACTGCAGTATAAGTTAACATTCTACTGGCCCCATCGTAATCAGTGATATTGGTTGCTTGATTCTGCAATACTCCACTGGTCCAGATAATAATCCTCCCATTATAATGATCGTCGGTAGCCTCTGTAAGATTAGTGGTCATTGCCGTAGCGGATAATGTTCCAGCTACAGCAGCAGCTACGACTATAGTCTCCGCACTTGCTTCAAGTTTATCGGCTGCATCAGAGCTGCCGGAAATAGCCGTTACATCTGCTGTAACCTGGTTAGTTACATCGGTAACAGTTGCCACCGCATCAACAGCAGGATCGAAATCGTTTAGAGCGGCAATACTAGCGGTAGTTGCCAGAGAAGCATCACTAATGGCAGTATCACATTGTGCGTTTACCTCTGCCGCAGACACATCATTCAATGCGTCAATCTTTGTCTCAAGCAATGATTCATCAGCCGGGTCAGTCGGTAAGTTATCAGTCTTAAGTTTGATTGCATCTGCTACCGTATCAATGGTGTTAATCTTCCCGTCAAGAGTTGTTCCGGTATCAGTTAAAATAGCGGCAAGCTGAGTGCTGTTTGAATCCATTTCAGCCCTTACATCAGCAGCGCTGTGGGTGCTGAAGCCTGCAGCTGTGGCCCAATTGCTCTGATTTCCCTGCAAATCATTAGTGTCGGCAAGGATTGCGGCAAGGTCGCCGGAACCACCTGATTGAGCAAGGTCGTCAAGTGCTGATATCCGCTGGTTGATGCTGTCAGCAGTTGGCAAGCCGGGGATGGCAGTATTCAAAGCTGTATCAACTTCAGCATTGACAGAAGTCTTCATCGTGGCAGTTAAATCCCCATTGGTGGGAGCATTGGTCAGGTTGGTTACTGTTGCCACGGTGTCAGCAGCCGGGTCAAAATCTTTTAAGTTACCAATTGCAGTTTCGTTTGTATCCCCCTGAGTAGTTAACTCATCAAAGATTAAGTCTAACCGTTGTCCATTGGCTAGATCATCCGTTTGCGTCTTGATCAAGGCAAGATGCGAGCCTGCTGCTTCGATAGCTGTTTTAACATCGGCAGCGGTTATGTCATTAAGATTGGTGTTGGCAGTCAGGGTTCGAGCAACAACCGACCAAACATCTGATGCGGCATGAGTGCTGAACCCACTAGCCTTATAATCTCCAACTGTTTCACTCGGTACAACTTTTTGATTCTTTCCACCAAAAGTAGTATTAGCAGTATGAGCTACAATCGCTTCATCCCAAACGGCATCCGCGATGGTTGCCGCACTGGCGCCCGTCCCACTTGGAGCCTGTTCAAGAGAATTCTCAGTGAAGCGAGAAACACCTGCATCATTTTCAACCATTTCATTTAATAGAGCATCAACAGCCCCTGGTTTACTAGCAGGATCATAAGTGGTTTTAAACAAGTGATCAAGGTGATTAGTAACAAGAGCTGCATCGACCTGGGTATTTACTTCTGCTGCGGATAAATTGTTCAGCCCTGAAAACCCCGTATCCATTTCGGTTTTAGTCGGTGGGTCATAGGTATTAAGTGCATCAGTGCATTCACTTTGCACCTCAGCATCCCATGCAGCGTTCCACGGTACAGCAGTAAGTCCTGCACCGGCTGTTCCTATTTGCCCAGTATCAATCAATATTGCATTAATATCAGCACCGTTGTCATTGGCGGTCTGAGCGGTATCACCAATATGAGTTACATTAACATCCAGCCTATCCGTACCGGCATACATTGCATCATATATCATCGCAGGGATAACCATAAAATCAGCTTTAACCGGCAATGCCCCTGTCTTTTTGCACATTAAACGGAGCCTGCCGAGCGTCCCCGTATCAGTAGCGTCAAGAGGGATTTTGTAATTACCACCCCAGATATGTGTAGCAGATGTGGCATCGTTCTTCTGAGCAGCAGTGCCGCTATTCTTGGTGAGGTATAAATCAGCCTGGGTAAGCGCTAATGCTTCTTCGGTACTTGCTCCGTCGGTGCTATCAACAAAAACTCCGAGTTCGACATCTACGGGTGTTGATTGTCTTAGATAATTCATAATTACGCTCCCATTGCTCGAAGATAGTTACTCATAAATATAGGTACAGTTACGCCACCACCCACCGCCATATACTCAAACGCCCCGATATCAGGGGTTGAGCCTCGTTCATTACCGGCTATATCACGCCAGAAAGCATAGATGTTATCAGTTGACAAGTCAGTACCAGCGTCTTTTAAATCAGTATCAGTAGCTTTGATGGTGAAATCATGTGACGATGGATTAACAAATACTGTACTCCAATCGGATGGGTTAATCGCAGTATCAGCGTCGTCCGAAGCAGATGTTGTTATGTTTCCAGAAGATACATTATAAAAATCGTCTGAATTATAAAAAACAGCGGAATTTTTTACAGTAGTTGTGCCATTTACTTGTCTTATTCCTCGGTCATTTGAACCATCTCCACGAATAACACAATTGTAAATATAATAATCATAATATGCAAATATCCCATATCCTCTAAATCCGTCAATCACAGTATTCACAACATATACTGTCGTATCATCGTCATACCCACTAATAGCGTTATTATCTCCAATTGGTGAGCCTATTTCAGTGAAAATACAATTTTCAATAACTATTGGGCCTGTCTCATTTGACGCAGTATACCATCCATATGATGCATCACCGCCTGTACTGTTCACATCAAGCTGTATACCCTCTACTCTTACACCGCTTTGGCGCATCTTAAAAAATCCATACGCTTCATCGGAAATAGTACACATATGTTTAGATGTGTCCCGTTTCCCAGAATGGCGTTGTCTATTAATACTCTCACTTTCTCCCGTCGGCGTGAATATATAAACAATATCGTTACCAGTGCCGCTCCCCCCAGTTGTACCAAACAATAATTGAAGTTGTGTGTCATCATAATTAGATGTATTGTTATGATCATAATAGCAACAAGCGTAAGTTGTATCGCCATTCGTAGTTAAATCCGTTGTATTAAGATGGTTACTGTCTGTAAACCCAGCCTCCCATAACGCTAATGAACCATACTCATGGTAAATATGATCAACTGAAACGCTGGTCTGATTACCTGCATCAGCCCCAGTGGCAGTCAGTACCACAAACTCAGTATTGCCGTTGCCAATGTTGCCTTCCAGCATTCCGTCAGTCGTGCCAACATTACTTGAGCTGGTCGGCTTTACCCTGTTTATCTGCTCATTATCCTGCCATGTTCCAGTTGTTTTCTCAAAGTAGATATGCCCGGCACAGTCTCCACCGCCCCATGTACCAGACGAAATATGCACAGCACGGACAATGCCTGTTGCCGAACTTGTGCCACCTTCTATCTTGTCACCAATCTTAATCTCAGTCGTACCGCCACTGTCAAAGCCAATACGATTAGGGGCGATATAGGTATGGGTCGAGTTATACTCAATCCGGCAACCAGCACCGATATTGCCAGTCTGTGCAGCCGTAAGCGTCGCCACACCACCTGATATAGTGATGTTGGCAGTCACCTTCATATCGGTAGTATTGCCGACAGGTGATACAGAATAGAATGTTATGCGATTAGACATTTATCCCTCAGCCGTTGCAGACGTGGCAGTTATAGCAACCTTGTCTTTCTTATATTCTTCATCGCTGGTAATATTGTCCTTGATAGCAGCCAGCTTTTCAGTGCTTATTGCCTTGTCATCAACGTCAGCAACCGTTAAGATATACTTCGGCTCTTTTTCAATACGATACCATTCCAGGGTTTTCGGGTCTTGCCAACGCATGACAGTTTCTACTTTGGGGCGTTTAGCCTGCAATTCTGCCTTAATATCATTCGCTTTTCCTTCAACTTTAACAATCCTGAAATCCTTGTAAACGTCCGCATTGTAAGAGTCAACAACATCAACGATATCATCCAACTTGTTGATGCCTTCTCGCAATGTTCCTTTTGCTATACAAATAAGATAAGCCACTTAATTCCCTCCCACATTAATAGTTACATTCGGTGTATCCAGCGGGATGTTGATAATGACCGGGCCCGGATTGGTATCAGGGATAAACGCCTGCCGGGTAAACATAATGGCATCGCATTTAGCTGACTCGCCATATTCATTATACGCTGATACGGATATGCTATAGTCAATTCCGGCAACCAGGTTTAGAGTGTTTTCAAAATCAGCAAGCTCCGTGACATTGCCGACATCGTTGGAATACTCGTTATGATACACCAGGTACCCGGTACTCCGTTCAGAAGCGTTCCAGGATAGCATCGCCCCGAAACAAGGTACAGCAAACAACAACAGTAATAAGGTGATTAATAGTTTTTTCATTACGATCCTCCATTAATTGAACTTGTTTCTCTCGCACTAATCTTGTCAATCGTTCCGCTCTTATTCCGGGTTACGGCAAACTCCCATTCTTGTGGCTTGCTGTCCTTCTGCATCAATGCAACAACATCCTGCTGCGTCGCTTGTATCTGCTTTATCGCTTCAATCAGCGTGGCTGAAACTGGCGATTCTTTTCCCTTGCTTCCGCCCAATGCCCTTACCGCTGCCACAAGCTCAAGCGTGGCCTTGGTATTGGCATCAATCTCCTTCTTTACCGGAGGCGCTTTTTTCTTAACACCGCCGGAAAGCTTATTGTCCAACTGCATCTTTGAGAGTTCTTTATCTTTTACGATAATCATGACTTTACGCAGTCCAATACCTTTTTAAGTTTTTCAATCAAATCACCTAATGCTTCAACCGCTTCCCTGGCTTTAACCGGGCCTGTCGCCTGCCTGCCTGACTCTTCACCAACAACGGAGGTCATCACTTTCATGTCTGCAGGGATATTCTCAATGGGAACAACCAGGCCATGCGGGTTTTCTGCAGCGGCTTTTTCTTCGGCCTCCAATTCTTTTACAAGCTTTTCAAATTGAACAATTTGTGAGAGTAAACGATCATCGGCAATGTTTCCCTGTTTATCTGCTTTTGCCCTAAGCTCTGTGAGGGCGTTTCTGGCCTCAAATAAAGACATTCCGTTATCATTTTGATTGTCAGATTCAAGCCGTTCAAATTCAGCCTTAACTGCTTCGATTACTTTGTCTCTGGCTGTTTGGAGACTCCACTTATTCCGGGCTGCCCCACCTTTTGTCACCCTCGCCCCATCTTCTGTTTCAGTATAAGCAAAACCATTGTCGGTACTTATTACTTTGTAGTCTTTTCCGGACGGAGTTCTCGCTGTACCTTTATTTTCCAGGTCGTGCTTGAACTTCTCAAAGGGTGTCATCCCTTCTTGAAATGGGGTTTCTAGGGTGGCAGGAGTTTCAGCCGGTGTTTCCCCTTGCTCTCCGTTAATTTCATTAACCAGAGATTGTACCTTCTCTCGATGTTTCTTCGAGAATATCCAGCCTTGGTGTTTCTTGTCCCATAAGGCATCACCAAGCGCCTTGATACGATCCTTGTGCGTTTTGGTGTCACCTTTGACAATAATGGACTTCTCGGAAAGCTCGGAGATAGTGAGGGTCGGTTCTTGTGCGGTTATTTCTTCTCCACCGGGCAAGCCTTGCTGTTCCTCCTCGGCCCCGTCCCGTTCCGTGGCCCCGTTCTCTTGGATTGCCTCGCCGGTCGCTTTGTTCTCTAACGACAGCGTTTTCTTATCCCCATCAACTAGCCCACGCTTATCTGCTTCTGCCATAAACGTATCTTGATATCTGCCGGTATCTCTTCTTTTAAGGAATAACTCTTCTAAATGTCCGCCCTGAGCGTGTAATCTCTTTACCCTATCGGTGAATTTAGCAACGATATCTTCATCGCTCATCTTTCCAAGAGCTTCAAAGATAAAGTCATCGATCATGCTATCTTTTTCTATTTGCGCTTCCCTGCCTTCTGCGGGGACAGCTTCACGTAAGTTCTTTTCCGCTTGGACGATATCATCGACACTTTTGGCCGAATCTAGCATTTCAAGGGCGTTGCTTATCCTTCCCTTGTTTGCTGTGGCAAGATGTTCCTTCCCGTATTTCTCTTCCATCGCCGGGTAGTTTTTGTCCCATAAGGCATCTGCCCGCTCCTGGTTTGTTTTCGGTGCAACTCCCCCTGCCTTTTCCGGTCCCGTCTCTGGCTTGTTTTCTGCCTCTGTTTGCTTTCGCCCGGCTTCTGCCCCCTGCTTGCCTTCTTCCGTGGCTGTGGGTGGCAAATCTGGATATTCCGCAAGAACTTCCGCTGGGACCAGCTTTCCATCCTTTACTGCTTGTTCCACGGCCAACCGATGATCTCGTCGCCAAGCTTCTTCGTAAGTACCCGTTCCTGAACGTGGTCGTTTATCAGGTGGTATTCCCAGGGTATCAGCAACGATTGAAACAAAATTATCGGGGGTTAATGACCAAGGTTCATTCATGGCTTGGTCAATCTTTTCTTTCTTTTCAACGTCCTCCTCATCGGGACCTTTACTTTTAGCTAAGTCATCGGAAGTTTCCTCTGGAGTGGGTTTGTCAGGAGATATTGCCTCTTCTACCGTATCATGCTTTGCTTCTTCTGCCTGCGCTCCTGCTTCCTTTTCCTGTCCCGCCGCTGGCTTGTTTTCTTCCGCTTTGACATCTTTGTTTTCTCCCTTACCATAAAGATTTTCAGCAAAACGTCTCGCATATGCTCTTACCAACGTGCTATCATCTGGATAGATATTATGGACTGCTTCAAGAGATCCCGCATCTTTAACTTTGTTCTCGATGAAATCAGGATCAAAGTTGCCGGATATAAGCTCTTCCCTCATTTTTTGCTCAGGAGTGAGGTTTTCTTCCCCGCCCTTAGTCTGCCCCTCATCTGTCCCGGTTGTGTCAGCCTCGTCGCCCTCCCTGACCTTCCTTAGCTCTTCTCGCCAATCTGTTGAGGGAACTTCATTGCCAGGAGCAATTATATTCCCAAGTTGTGACTGATCCTCACGGTTCGGAGAACCAGAAGACATTGGATTCACAACGGCAGGGATATCCCCGATATATGACTGATCCTTACGGTCAGGAGAGCCAACCGGCAATAGTGAAGTGTCTTTCTCGTTTGTCTTTGGGTTATCGGGAACATTTATTATTATATCCTCAGCAGATTTCTGCCCTGCTTTCCCAAGCGCTGTCGGGGGTGGAACGGGAATGTCGTTCAGCCTATCACCCCCATCTTCAACTTTTCCCGCTGCCCCACGTTCCTTCCATGTCGAATGAACGGTTTCGCCGGTAGCGCCAAACAAACCCATAAATAAACCAATTACCCGGGCCTCCGTAACACCTGCAAACAAATCCTGGTTCTCGTTGTAAACTGCCTTGGCAGCATTGCTAACTCTCTCCTGCCATCCTTCCGTTTCTTCCTCTTCAAGGGCCTGAAATCCGATCCCAAGAGTTTTGTCTATCAGCTTTTTTGTGAAGGTTGGATTCTCGACCAGATATTTTGTTAATTTCTTTCCCATCAATTTTTTAATAATGGAGCCACTGCCAAAGTTTACAAGTGTTGCCACGGGAGCTAGTTCAAGCGCTGCGTTTATCCCCCCAACTATTGGGGTTACATCAGCGGCATACTTCGGGGGAACCCCCTGTTTTATCAAATCCTGATATACCCCCCCGCTTTCAAGGGCATACATCATTCCACTTGACATCACCGCCCCCAAGACAGGGGACCCGAACAAACTTGAAGCTGCAACAACCCCAATATTTGCAACCATCTGAGGCAAGTTCTCTGCAGAATTAGCTACTGCCCATTTCATAAACTTACCTTGTTTCCATGCGTCTTTTGCCCCATGAATGGAAGCCACTTCTCTAGGCATGTCAATTGATGGATGCTCATAAATAAACCGCTCGCCACTTTCGGTGAGTCCATTTGCCAGATGATCTAAAAATTTCAGTGTGGCTGAATCTTTGTGTTCTTCAGGAGGAAGGGCTTCCATGAGTTTCTGCTTAAAAAGATTACGATATTCGGTTGCCGCTGTTTCTCCTTCGTTTGCCAAAAGATACTGATATGCTCTTTTCGCGGATTCGGGATCGGGGAGATCAGAGGTTTTTGCCTTTACATCATCATAAAATGCTTGAACATCTTGTCTGGTAGGAAGCTGCTCTTTTGTCACCGCACTGATAATATTGTTAAGCACTCCAGGACTTCCCGTTGCTTTGTCAATATTCGTCCATCTACCACCGCCAAAGGCTTCTTTATCTATTTCGTAATGAGCTGGAGATTCTTTTTTTCGGGGAACAAACGTAGCCATTGGTTTATTGGTAATGGTACTGACAGGAATACCTGCTTCATAATACTCCTGTTCAGTTGGCTGTTTGTCTATTACCGGATCTTCAATGGCTCGCATGGTTGCTGCTGCCCCGGATGCGAGTTGTCCTGGAAGTCGTATAGCCCCTGTAGCAAATCTATTGACAGTTAGATTGGTAAAATCCCCCTCATAAGGAGGAGCTCCACCACGCAAATGCCATGAAATAATCTCCCGAGGGTCGACATTTGCCGCTAATGCCTCTTCAAACCGATATCCAGACTGCTCGGAAAGAAACGCGGCAATAGCTTCATCGGACAACCCTGCGTTTCGAGCACCTTTATAATCAAAATTAACCGGGTCCATCTCTATCCCCTTCCAATAGATGCCTGGATTTGCCTAATCTGTGGCGTTTGCTGTGAAGGCTGTGGAGACATTGCAGGAGGAATATCTTGGGAAGGATTCTCTTCCCCGTTTGCAATAGCTTCAAGGTTTGATAAGGTTATGTACTGAACAGAGTCAGAAGTGTCGGTACTGGCTCCTTCCGTCATCGGGCCGATGGTGTTGGTTTTACTGTTCTCGATAATCGGCACATAGGCATCTTGGGGTAATTGCGCTAACTGGTCTGGGGGGATCGATTCCCTATTCTTTTCATGAACTAAAGGACTGAACCCAATGACTTTACGCCCGGTATTACCGCCAATATTGAATTGTTCCTGATAAAAAGGAGTCTCGTTTATCCTGGCTGCCAACATGGATGCAACTTCATCCTGGGCAGTAAATTCATTTCCTTCGTCATCTGTAAATATTATTGCCTGGTCATCCGCCGCCAACATCTCTTTAAACGCTTGGAGCGTTATTGCAGCTTCCATCCTGCGAGCGTTTTCCCCCTGGTCGATACCGCCACTTCCCGCGATCATCCCAATAGTTTTCTCTTGCATGACTTTCCTCTCTCTCTACGGTTTGGGAACAAAATTAAGAACATCGCCACGGCTACCCTTCCGCAGGCTACCCTGCTTCAGGAACTTGCTGGCTAAAGCTCGCTGATCCGGAGTAATAAACGTCGTGAATTTTCCGCCGCCAGCCGTCTTCTGCCGAGGGTTAGTGAAAAGGTTGTGGCCCGTTGTCTTGTTGATAAACTCCTGCAACGATGTTTCTCTGTCCCCGGCATTATACATCTTAATCAACTGGTCTACCGTAGTTGGCGTGCCATCATTAAATTTCAATTTGCCTTCAACCTCAGTCTTCTTGAGACTTTTCAGATAGTCCTGCTCTGATTTTTTGGCCTTGAACTTTGACGTTGTAACCTGGTTTGCCGACTCCGTAACCTTGTTAGCCACCGTTTTCGTTTTGAGCTTTTCCTGCTTTTTCTTTTCTTTCTTGACCTCGATGTCAAAACCAGTAGCCGTCACCTTTTTCTTGGCCAACAACATTTCATACCGTTTTTTCGTAGTATCGTATTCATTTTGAAGTTTGAGATTCGGAATGCCATCAACCTTTGCTTGTTTTAGCTTATTGTCCAGCACTATGCCTTTTCGGATGAGATCGGCTTTTTGTGCGGATATCTTAGCCGCATTATTTTGGCGGACAGTATAGTCATTTGCTTTTTTCGCCCTGGCTTGACCAGTGGTTATTGAGTCATTCTTGATCCCCTTGACCTTCACATACGTTGAGCCACCCTGCTCTGGTGGAATCTCAAGTTTTATTGCGTCTCCCTGTGGAGATACTGCCGCAGCATTTCCTTTATCTATAGGGATCATGGGGCGAACGTGTACCTTATTCCTTGTGCCACCCCCTCCAGTCATTGCACTTCCGGCAATTGCAGAAGCCTCACGTGCCTTTTTGCCTTTTTCAAGGAGGTCTAGCATCCCTCCCATAATTTCAAACCCGGTTGCCGCTCCCTGCGCGAAGGAATTTCCCGCACCATAATTCATTAGATACCTCCGTTATGATCTCAACTTTTCAAGTCGATTAATCTCTTCTTCAATCGCGCTGACAATAGCCAGTTTGTTCCTCTGTACCTGCCGATAAATCAATGGATAATACCGCTGCATAAAGTCTTCCCTGTCTTTAGCCACAGAAGCCGTAAAATCAGCCATGGCCGTGCAGGAATAACAATCAAGACTATCTTTCACCATCCCGTAGTGGACTGGAAGGACGACGTTTTGCTCTCGGAGATATGCGAAAACCTCTTCTTCAGTCCATTCGTCCAACGGATAGCAGTAAGTAATACCCTTAACTATTGTTCCATTTGTCCAACCGTTGGTCATCTCTTCATCATTCCGCTGTCCATTGACAACCAGGGTAGCACCAGACTCTTTTACGAAAGCTTCCATCGGTTCCCATTTAAGCCGATTACAACACTCTACCCACGGCTGTATCTTTAGTCTGCTCTTGTTTATTACGGGAATAATATCTACAGGGAAGCCATGCTTCATGAAAGATAATCCTTGGGGTTCTGATGGTCTGACGACGGTAAACCTTGGAACATCAGCCATCACCTTGTAAACAAAGTCTGCTACATGAGGAAAATTTCCGCCCGTATCCACCCAGGCAACGATAATCTTGTCGAGGTATGGCCGGCACAGTTCCAACACCGCTAAAGAATCCTTCCCACCGGAAAACTGCAAAATAGCTAAATCATGCTGTTTGAAAAGTTCTTCCATTAAAATTTCCCTTATGTCTGATTGCTCCGTGCCTGTTACTTAAAAAAACATTGCTGCACCCATTATTACTGTAGATGCTGTCCCGATCATTTGGTTTCTGCTTGCTGCGCTTTGAGCCGCTTTGCTGGCTTTCATCTGATTGTTTATACCTTCAAGTTGTGTCCATGCCTGCAGTGTGCTGTCAGTATTTGCCTTGACACCCTTCCCGACACCAATCATCTCTTCTGATAGTGAGGTTGTCCTTTGCTCAACTGATTCCCTCATCCTGTTTTTAGCATCAATTTGAGCCAGCGCCTTTGACCTGGACGCATCACTCCTGAAGTTCTTCGCTACATCGGCGCGGGGAGATATCCCCATCCTTTCCAGGTTTCTTTGGCGCGCACCCTGAATGGTATCGAATGATTTCCCCGCCAATGTTCCCGCGTCAGACACTTCTTTTGCTTGTGCTTCAGGATCATTGATATATGCAAGTGCCTCATTTTCATAAGGAACATAAGTGTTTTGATAGTCATTCCATTGTTCCCGTGATATCTCTGCCCGTTTTTGACTGGCATAGGTATCAGGCTTGTACCCGCCTCCGCCACCTAAGCTACCCATTTTAAACCCCTCCTACTTTTTGGCATCCCGGCAAATCCTTTACATAGTCACTTAAAGATTCATCATGAAAGAATTGTCTGATAACCGGAGACCACCGTACAACCCAATCATACCCGCCGATAATCCTGGCGCATGAAATAACCACCGAAGTAAGGCTATCTCTTAAAACAAAAGCAAGCACTTTATCGTTTGAATTCCCTCTTTCTAACTTGTTTGCAGTAAACCAATCGATAACTGCCATCTGGATTACGGGAAGAATGCTCTTTTGATTTTCCTGATAAAAAGGATTCTGAGGCAGATCAAACAGTAGCAGCCAAAATGTTTCGTTAATTGATTTATAGGAAACTTCAACATCTCGATCAATCAAGTCATCCCATACTTGAGTTATTGCTCCGAGACACTCGCATAAAGCAACTGCCGCCATATTATTATTTAAGCACTGGCAAAGAAATTCATGCTCTGATCGTCCATAATTCATCGTCTTAATGCCACTCCTATGGTAAATTTTTCAGCCCCAAAAAACTCACGACTAAATTCACCGGCCATATAAGGGGGGTACTCCTTACAACTAAAGACATCAATATAAGCACTGCAATTATTCCCCACCGCAAAATGGCCGGTGATACAACTTGTTTCGATCAACTGCACCAGGGAATAGCCTGTGATCCTTTCCTCCTGACCGAAATAAATTACCTGTGGTTCTCCAAATCGCCTCATACCAATCAAATCGCAAAGCTGAATAGCAAAGGCTTCGATCATTCTTTTGTTGCTGATTGAGCGGTCATTGCAGCCTCTCAGGTTTATTTGAGTGCTTAGCCCCCAATGCTCACCCTTGGAAAATGCTTTATGAATCTCATCATCATATTTTTTCTGTGCAAGCGTCAACATCCTACACCCACATGGTTTGTGGAGTGTTATTTGCAGGTTTACGGTTTCCGTAATAATACATCCCGGCGCCGGCCACCATCCCGGCAATATTTCCATACATGTTGTAATTTGATGATTTAATCGCGTTATTTGTTTGCTCTTTCAACGCATTTGCCTGCGACCGCAAAACCGCACTTGAAGTCAACCCGGCAACCGATTGTGAAGCCTGCCCTCTCCCCAGGTTCATTGACTTCACCATCCCAGACCAATGCCTCCCGGTCGCCACATCATTGGCCCCAACTGTCCCTAAAGCTGCCGATGAACCCATCTTGTTTGATATGTTGGATGTCAACGCCAACCCTCTGCCGCTATTGGGGTTGACTCCGGCTGCCGCAAGGTTTTTATTGACTCCGGCGTTTGTTGTTGCCATGGCATCTTGAACGTTTGCCATGCTCCCCGATATCATTTGTTCTCTTTTCGCTGGGTCGTCATACGCCATTTCTGCAGCGAACTGATGCTCAAGCGGAGAAAACCGGGTTTTGTAGTCAGTCCATTGTTCTTCGGCAAGATCCGCGAGTTCCCTCGCTCCTTTATCAACGCTCATATCAACCTCTTATCTTGTCCCAAATACAGTTATGTCTCTATTCCAAACAATCCCCCATTGGCCAGCGGGCGAAGGCCCCATCTTAGGCATCAAGTAAGGTCTTGAAAAGTTAGCCGATAATGCCGAAGGAGTTAAAAAAGCATTTATATGCGTACCTTTGGATGGATCTAATCGTGTAGTCAAAAAGCTGGCTGAGAAGCTAGCATGGCGTAACCTACTGGAACCCTCAATATTATTATAGTTATCATCAATTGTGTTGTTCTCAAATATTATTGCACTATCATTGCTCCAGATTTTTGCCCCAGAATTATACCCTGTAGTGCTTGAGGCTTGGACTTCTAAGGCAAATACGGTATATCGTGGATTGTGTGATTCGTAATGATAAGAGCCTGGTAAATATCTGTCGCTCCAATCCCCAATCCCTGCAAAAGAAAAAGAGATAGTTACATTACAAGAAGAACAGCCCTGGGGATCATAATAAAGCGTGTTAAGTAGAGTATGGACATTCTTATCAAATGCCATCACGAAAAAAGCATTAGCAGGTGGATTCTTGACAATAGGAATAGATATAGACGACTGAACAAAAGAGCTGCCAGGCACCGTCGCCTTAAATCCGCCAAGATATAAGTCCTCAATAAACGCTTGGTCTATTGTAACCCTCGGCCCGTTTGCGTCAAATTGCACATTACCATTACCATCCACGACCTGTAAGCCGAAATCATTCCCCATCCTACCTAATGTTACTCTTGGATGACCATTTTTATCATAAACAACAAGCCTACCATAGCTCCCGTCATTTTCCCTTAGTGTTTCCAGTACAAAATGAAAGTTCCCAATAGTCAGTTTTGTATTTGCTCTGAGAGTTCCACTGGTTATATGGTTTGCAGATAACCCTTTATCGTCAATATGAGTATTCCCAATAGTTGCATCACCAATGGCAGCGGACGTAAGGCATACCTGTGGTTTCCCATTAACCATCCCAACAACAAAGGGCATTACCTCTCCATGCCCCGGCATGACCATCCCAAACCGATCAGCCCGGATAATAAACTCGCTGGTCATGTGTCCATCTTTGAGCGGATGTGAAGCCAACCCAAACCCGGCGACATACCCTTGATGATCAATCTTTACCGTCCATTGCCCCCTGAGCCCATTAATAGATTGAGCCTGTTGCTGAACCGTGGTGGTATTCTGCCCCACGGTAGTTGATAATTGCGTTGTTTTGGTGGCCTGTACGTTTATATTGTTGGTATTCTTGTTTACATCAATTTTAACTTTGCTTAAATCAGAGACAACACCACTGACACTTTGTTTGTTTGTGTTTACCTTTGCCGATACCTGGGATAACTTGGTGGCTTGTGTAGAGATATTTCCGGTATTCTTGTTTACATCAATTTTAACTTTGCTTAAATCAGAGACAACACCACTGACACTTTGTTTGTTTGTGTTTACCTTTGCCGATACCTGGTTAAGGCTCCCAGATAAAATACCGAGAGAATCATCATTATCGTCTATTCGTGTCAGTGTCGAGGCTATAACCGTTGCCCTGGCTTGAGCTTCATCATCTATTTTCTGATCAACAAATCTTATCCTGTAATTAACAGAGTTTGTCATAAATTCATCGCCATCGATAAGGTCGATAAGATCAATCCTGCTCTTCAAGTCATCATAGAGATATGTGTCCTTGATTTGCCCAACCAATATATCGTAAGCGCTCCCGCCTGATACTGGCCCAGCATACGGCCCACAAACGTCGGTCGTACTCTTGAACCGTATCCAGTAATAATACATATCAGGGGTATCTACCCTGTCCCAATAAAAACCAGCTGGAGCACTGCCGATCATTACCGCTCCGGCAAAATTTGCGCTTAAACTACGCCATATTTCAGTGCAGGCATGATTGCCGTAAATGTCATTCGGATCGTCCCACGACAGAAACACTACGCCAACACCACAATCTGCTGTAAAATTTGTCGGCGTTGGAGGAACATCAACTTCAGGAATAGGGTCAACCGGCCCCGGAATTGGGCTCGGATCGGAAACGCCACCACCCCCACCACCTCCGTCATCCCCATCATCAGTGGGTATCTGCGCTGGTGGTGGTGCTCCAGGGATAGCCAATTTTGAAATATCTACTTCCGCAGCAACCAAGTCTCTGAAAGTTACGTTCCGATCAAGGTCTTGCCCCCGTGTCCCTTCCCTGACTTCAATGATTTGTTTTACAGATTCAAGCCACCGTTTGACTGCAGGATCGGCAGTCTTAGGAACCGCTGGTATCTGTGGAACTTTTGTCGGCGTAGGATTGCTCATCATATAGCTCTCAATTCAGCCATTGTCGTTGCGACATAAACCGCATTCACAATTGCAGTTCCGGTTAATTCGTATTCATAGTTTATACCCATGAAACCACTTGGCAACCGAAAAGGGTCGCTATCCGTTATATTCTCGGTATGAACCAGCTCGCCATCGGCATATAATTTAAAAGTTACATCACCTTCCGTTTCCCGGAATACCTGTGCCGCAGCAAAATTAACCGGTTGCTGCAACCTGAACACCTTGGATTTCCAGGCATAAGCACCAAGTCCAGCTCCACCTTCCATTTGGTAAAGTGCTGATCCAGCCAGAACATAAAGGACATCTTCTTCAAGATCAACATAGCCGGCAGGAACCCCGCCGCTAAATTCTGAGATGGTCGGCATATCCGGAGATAAAAGATAGCCAATGGTATCTGAAAAAAACGCATATTTACCTTCCCAAAAAAACGCATTGATGGTGTCGGGGTCAAGAGCCTGCCACTGGTCTCGGGAAAAGATATGTTTCGTAATTAAATTAACGTTTCCTTGCCTAATTTCCACTAAACCATCAGGAGAAGGATAAATAACAGAATACCCCATATCAACTAGCCCACGCTTTGAGACACAAGATTGATTGATCTCCAGCTTTTCAAGTGTCATCCCTGACGGGTCTGTTCCGGTAACAATGTATGGGCGTTCCTTGGTGGCAACAACCATACTCTGCCCATATACTCCAAGCGCAACAATTTCACTATCAACAGTCAACCGATAGTCAACCGGCCAGGCATGGGGGAAAAATGGAACACTAAAACAAATATCACGGCCACGGAATCCGGCAAGGATACCATTAGGCATTGAAACCAATCCTCGCATATCCTCCGGTGGCATATCCCAATTTTCGGACGGGATAAGCTCTCCTATGTCAACAGCTTCGACATCATCAGTAAAGGTAGAAGCGGTAATAGCAACCTCGCCAATATAGTAAAGGTTTGTTCCACCGGAAGAGGTAACACTTCGATAAATCCTTTTGAATGCCGCGCCGAAAAAAGCATAATCGCCGCTTGGTGGCGCTTCCATCCCCGAGATATTAACCGTCTCATCGGGATAGACATCAATAGTGGCTATGGGGCTCGGGACACCTTCCTCACCTTGCCCGGTCACAAAGGTGAAAGCATACCCACGGCTTTCTTTGTCATTCTCATTCCGGTACAAATCCCACGAACCAGGAGCCTCGAAGGGGAATCCTTCATCCGGGGTTGAACCGTTAAGCGAGAAATGATCATCATCTAAAACCGTTATCCCGAATCTGCGCCCACTTATAGTGGGAATCCCTGCAGGCATGTCTATGATCACTTGTTGCCCGGTCTCAAGCCCATGAGACGCAGATGTAACCACAAGAGGGCCGGAGCCGGTTGTTGCACACTTGGTGGTATCGTTGCAAACAGCATTTGGGTTATCATTATACTCCGTTGTTGACATCACCTTGGTAATTGTTCCCGATGGAAGAGAATAACTGCTTCCCACCGTGGGGCCGGTAGTTGGTGCCGGAACCCCCAGCCTGAACCAGTTGTTTACCGCAATCTGAGTATTGAACGACATTTCAGGATAGGTATTGGAACTGGTTTTATATATCCTGTCTTCCGTATCATTAAGAATGGGACTGCGAACAATATCCGCATCAAATAAAACAGTAATCCACTTAGTAGGAGAATAACGAAAAATTGATTTTGTCCCAGCAGGAACACTCTGTGTAAAAGAAACTTCTCGCCATGGCTGTAAATTCCCATTGATAAATTTACAATAGAGTGCTTGCTGCGCCTGATTTTCACCTAATTTATGCGCGGGTAGAATTGGCTGAACTCCGGCGAAATCGTCAGTTTTCAATAGCATTACCGTTCCTTCACCTTGATCTTAAATTCTTGTTCCTTGATCCGTCCTTCAACCGTTGTCACTTTCACCGTTATCTTGTAAATTTCGCCGTCAGTCCCGCCGGAGATCCACACCTTGACCACCGAACCGACGATAGTTGAATTAACGATAGTAATCCCGGTATCCGCAGTAACATCAACAGAATCCAGACTATCGGAAGAAGACAGCCATTCATTGAAATCTATATCGTAATCAAGCTTGTCTCCTGGCTGCTTTGTGTATTTTGGGATACTCATTATACCACCTCTATTTGTCTGTTTTCATAGGGAACGATATATTCTCTTGAACTGCCAGGAACATAATAACATCTTGTATCTGTAGCCTTATCGGATACAGGAATCCATCCTTCCGCATACATGGTGCAATCTCCCGTGATATCCGCCTTCCCTTGGTATGCCAAAATCCCAGCCCCATACACGGTACAATCTCCAACGATATTTGCACCAGCTTGGTATGCCAAAATCCCAGCCCCATACATAGTGCAATCTCCCGTGATATCCGCACCAGCCATAGTCAGTAATGTACCCATTGCCAACATCCATGCGCCGCATTGGATATCAGAATCGCCTCGTGGGGCCAGCTTGCAAAACCCCGCCATAACCGCATTAGCAAAAAAATCAACTGCTTCCAGACTCCATGGCTTCCCATCAGGAAACACTATGGCTTCGGCAGTAATGTTTGCCTCTGCTTGGTAAGCGAGCCTCACATCATCATCATTAAAGACTATTGCTGAATCACAAATGAAAGCAATCTCCGCCTGTTCTGCAAGTCTAACCTCATCATTAAAGACTATTGCTGAATCACAAATGAAAGCAGACTCTCCTTGTTTTGCCATGAGCATAGTCGCAGCCACGATACAGGGACAACGAATAGCGGCTATTGCCATCCCCGCCCGATCGGGATCAGCAACGGTAAATAACGAGTCTCCCTTAGCATTCGCAACCGCACCTATAATCATTTTGGTTGATGCACCAAGACCGCTGGAACAAATTATTCCTGCCTTTGCACCCCGAGTTATCTTCCCAACAACATATCCGGTACTATTCCCATATAAATTAATTTCAGTCGCATAGATAAATGATGGTTCACAGGAAATGCTTGCCGAACATGCAATATCCCCAACCTTTACGGCAATAATCGGCGCCTCAAAGTCAATACTGGCTCCAACCACAACCTCACTGACAGCAGCATTTACCTTTGAAGGGGTTGCTTCAAGGACGCATGTCGCCGGTGTTTCCGTTGGATTGCTGAGATACCAACCCAAAGGAAGGCCAAACGTTGAAACACCTTGGATATTGCAAAAAGCATCCTGGGTATAATAACTGTCGCCATCTCGTTTAACCTTCGGAACCGGGTAAAATATCCCGGAACAAACGATATCCGGGTATATATACTGAGTAACCAGGGGATCAGAAGAGATTGAAAGCACTCCGGTTGAAGTGCTGCAACCTGAAGAACTTGCAAATTTGATTCTGGTTGCCAATGGAGGAGAGACAACAGCAGAACAGGGAATGCTGGCGATAGCAACGGCATCAGCAACTATGGCATCGATCACCGCAGAACCGGTAAACGCAATATTGGCTTTCAATACCACCGCCGCGATCATCGTCCCGGTTGCCGTTATTGCGATACTGCTGCCAATTATCTTCTTGGGGAATGTTGAGATAACCGCATCACAGGCAACAGTGGTAACACCCATCTTATGGCGTAAACCATCCGGGGATAATGTTGCAGTCGCCTGGACATTGGTTACGCCACCAAAAACAGAGCCACAGGTGGCATCAAAGGTTGCTGACGCGGCAATGGCAACACTGCCGCTGACTATGACATCGGCTGCCCTCTGGACATCAAACTTGTCCACATGTTCACGAAAAGGTATTTCAGGTGGGGCGATAGATTCATAGATATTCTGCAAAAGCCTAGAACCATCAAGGGGGCTTACGGCCCCACCAGCAATAATGAGGTCACTTGAAGCGCAAGTATAAAGGGTGAAGGATCCGCCACCACCAGGCCCAGATGAAGAAGCCCCATAGATTAATCCATCAGCAGCCTTAATCAGTAAATAATCATAAGACGTATTAGTGCAAAAAAATAAATCCCATGGCCGGGGGCCAACCGTCATGTAAACGGTATCTTCCTCCGCCGCATTAGCATGGAATACAGCTTTTATCTGTGTTGGCGAATTGTAATAAAGATAGGTATGTGTAGAGCCGGAATTACCAGTCCGGTTGAAAATCAAATCTCCTGCCGTCATGGTTTCTGACAAGATAACATTAGCAAGGAAAATCGAAGTTAAAGAATTTCCTACAGAAAAAGCAGATGATCCGTTCAATAGTGTTCTGCCATCTACGATAACGGGAAGAGATAGCAATTGAGGGAGGGCGCCTTCATCGGAATAAAGGTGAGGTGTCAAGTCGTCCGTTTGGCAGAGAGGTGTATCGTTAGGCGCCCAAAATGGAAAAGTAAAAGCCGCCGGGGAACTAGCGGTATATTTGTCACCCCACGTATTCACCGCAAGGGAAATATCAGCTCTTGTTCCCCATATCCCAGGTTTTTTATCCATTTTTTAAGCCTGAGACTCCATAAGCACAGGAACCACTTTTAAGATTCCATCAATTGTATAACCGGACGGTTTCCATTTCAATCTCGAATATAAGGGAACAATTGGAAGTCGGCAAAGCTTCTGAAGTGACGCACTGCTTGTTGATATCTTATTCGACCGTGTCAGAAATTCTGGGTCAGAAAATGTTGTCCCATCAATACTTGATTCAATATAAACTTCCACATAAGAATAATTAGCAGAAGCGGCAATGGTAACATCGAAAAAGATATCTAAATATGATGCTCCTTTTGCATTTTCACTACCACCATCAAAACTATTATCAATAATGGTTTGCGTTCCCGAACTAAAAGAGCCTACGGAAACAGCCGAACCTTGCGCCGTCTGAGCAATGATAACGCTTCTTGTTTTCAATAACCATTCATTAGACATCTCTTCGCACCCCTACGCCAGCGTTTCTGCAAGAATAGTATCTGCTCTTTCTTTTGTTATTAAACCTTTCTTTTTGACAACATCAAGATGAGCTTTCCCCCACAATCCAGCTTTTACGTTCTTCTTAATAACTTTGTGATCCATTTCAGCCACCTCAAGAGTATCTGGTAATGCAATGATATTCTGGAACTCTGCTGCCGCAGCCAACCGCTCTTCCGGCTGGACTATCACCTCTACCGGAGCATTCATTTTTGTTTCAATGGCCGCAATTTTATCTACCTCAGCTAATTCAGAATCAACCTCATGAATATTCGCAAGGGCATTCAAATTTATCACCGCTTGACATACATCACCATTGACTTCAATTACATGTGGGAAATGATCCACTGCTGGGAATTGTTTTCTTATTGCTTCAGGAGTTGCTACCGCTCCATTCGGAAACATATAAGTTTTCGTTCCATCGAATTTTTCTAATTTTAGCATTTCTTCCTCCTAATTTAATTTTAAGACCATTCGTAAGCGTCTACAACATTACTTGCAGGCTCACCCCCACCGAATAAAGCATAATCGCCAATCGAAGTCGCTGCTAAAAAATCCCGTGCTACTGACAAGGCTGTTGGAGTAGAACGAGTTAAAGAAGTATCGTAAGCATCAACAACATTACTAACATTATAGACAGGGCCATGACCCCCACCGAATAAAGCATAATCGCCAATCGAAGTCGCTGCTAAATTATACCTCGCTAACGATAAAGCTGTTGGGGTGGAACGAGTTAAAGAAGTATTGTAAGCGTCAACTACATTCTTAGCACCACCTGCATAACCCCCACCGAATAAAGCATAATCGCCAATCGAAGTCGCTGCAGTACCTCTTTCTGTTGATAAAGCTGTAGGAGTGGAACGAACCAAAGAAGTATTGTAAGCGTCTACAACATTACTATAATAGCCTCCCCCGAATAGCGCATAATCTCCAACTGAAGTTGTAGCAAGACTACATCTTGCTACCGATAAAGCTGTTGGAGTAGAACGAGTTAAAGAAGTATTGTAAGCGTCAACTACATTACTAACATCCCCTGTGGTGCCCCCACCGAATAAAGCATAATCGCCAATTGAAATTGCCGCTAAATAACGTCTTGCTACTGACAAGGCCGTTGGAGTAGAACGAGTTAAAGAAGTATCGTAGGCATCAACTACATTACTAACACTCCCTGTGGTGCCCCCACCAAATAAAGCATAATCTCCGATTGAAGTAGCTGCAAGCCAATATCTTGCTACTGACAAGGCCGTTGGAGTAGAACGAGTTAAAGAAGTATCGTAAGCATCAACTACATTACTAACATCCCCTGTGGTGCCCCCACCAAATAAAGCATAATCGCCAATTGAAGTAGCTGCAAGCCTGTCCCTTGATGCTGACAAAGGAGTCGTAGCACCATAATAGCTTAATGTTGTTAACTGATACTCCATGAGCACAGGAACCACTTTCAAGATTCCATCAATTGTGTGAGAATATGGTTTCCATTTCAATCTCGAATATAAGGGAACAACTGGAAGTCGGCAAAGCTTCTGAAGTGACGCACTGCTTGTTGATATCTTATTCGACCGCATCAGAAATTCTGGGTCAGAAAATGTTGTCCCATCAATACTTGATTCAATATAGATATCTACACAACTTGTGTCAGCTATATCAGTAACATCGAAAAAGATATCTAAATACGATGCTCCTTTTGCATTTTCACTACCACCATCAAAACTATTATCAATAATGGTTTGCGTTCCCGAACTGAAAGAACCTACGGAAACAGCCGAACCCTGTGCCGTCTGAGCAATGATAACGCTTCTTGTTTTCAATAATAGTTCATTAGACATTTCTTCGCACCTTCTACGCCAGCGTTATAGTCAATGCTCCGATACCAAACGAAAGAACGTCATTCACTTCCAGCGTTTTCGGTGAATTAAGCGGCTGGGAAAAGAGCAGGTTGCCAATCGTCAATGCGTCATAGATACCAATATCAGAAATAACTACCTGTGCATCTACAATGGCAGGAAAGGTGATGACCGCATCATTAGAAGTATAACCACCAGTGGCATGAGGGGCATTAAAATGACCAGTCACATTCTGTCTGGCATATCCGCTATCAGTTAATTCCTTGGACGTATCGTTAGCATCACCTGGATCACCCGTAAATAATGCCACGTAAATAGAGCTTGGATTGGAATACGCCGTTGCTCTCAATATGTGATTGATTAAAGCCTGTTCAAGATAATCTGAAAATCCACTCATGATAAATCCTCCTGAAAATAAAAAGGGGCCGGCAGCTTTCCTTATTTATTAAGGTGCTGACCGGCCCAAATTGGTGCTCGTGTCTATTGTTACTTATTTAGCTTTTTTGCTTCTCAAAAGATTCGTGCATTCTCCCGCGGTTGCATAACGTTAATGAAAATGTTGTTTCTGGAGCTGCCGGCATAGTCAAGAAAGATTGCTCGATATCCAGAAGCGATCTCTAAATGTGACCATACTTGCCCCGGTTGTAACATAATCCTTGATATCGCCCCGGCGATAATCGCATCACGATAATTATCCGCGAATTCATCGGCTATTCTTGTCGCCGTAGTTGATGGTTTTATCGCCATCAAAACATTAACCGCATCATCAACATCAGCAATCGGCAAGGGATAAAGCTTAATAGTCGAAATGGTTTTACTTGTGTCCCTTAAATAGAAATCCGGGTATTGTGCGGTTTCGGTACGCCATTGAGATTTGTTCCTGTCTTTTTCGACCACGGTTGCCGAATCAATCGCTCTCCCATTAATCCTCACATTGATAATACCGGTTATCTTGTGACTTGCAGGGGAATCGAGTTCGTATTCATCCACCCCGGCATCAAGATCAAAAGGATCATGTTCCGATTGCAAACACCACGTCATTTCGGCAAACTCAATCGCTGCAGCCAATACCGCTTTCTCGGCAACAAACCCTGGACACCGAGAGTCAACCGCTACCACATCGGGAGCGAACGCACTAAGATTTACCATCAGCCCTCACCGCTGCGTTGGGATCAGTTGTCATATCTATTTGCGCCTTCAACCCCAGCGATTGCCTGAACATTTGGTAATAATTTGCCGCCTTATTAGGATTGGCATACTCGGTATCCTTGCTGAATGCTCGATACATTATGTAATCCAACAAGGCATTGGTATAAATGTCCGAAATCGAGATGTTATCGCCAACAACATCACAATCAGCAGGTGGGACGGAATAGACTATCTCCAGGTGAACAGAAGCAGCAGGTTGTGGATAGACATAAAACGTTTCAGGGTCTTTCGGGTCAAAGGTGTAATGCTTAATGCTGCTGGACGCATCGTCTGAGTGCCATGTTGGGATTTGCGTATCCAGGATATCACGGTCAATAACCATTACGGGGACTCCCGCAGTAGAACCACTACCCATGTTCCGGATTACATCAATCAGTCTGATACCATCAGCAGGAATACTTTGTTTGGTATTCCCAGCCGTCAACATCATCACTGAGTTTTGCACAGACGCATCAGGGCGAAAAATAACTACTTCCCGTTGCCCGTCATTCAGATATGTCAACAACTGAGTTTTAGGCCAACGGACATTAGACGCACTATCATTGAGCAATATTGCCGCCTGATTTATGATTGATAATGCTTGCATTGTGTTTATCCCTCCTCCATCTCATCCGGCTGAGTATCCAAGTCGTCCTCCGTCTCAATATCCAAGGGAGGATCGTCGGGATAGATAGCGTCATCCTTTGCCACCTTGAGCGCACCAACCATGAACAATGTCGGACATTCGTTTGCGATTGCCAGAGCCACCCCATCATCAATTCCCTTGGCAAATCCGTTCTTGTCGAACTTTATCGGCTCAATCATCCAGGGAAGCGACAAAGGCCCGTAATTTTTCTTCTTGCCCAAATAAGTTAATGTTGCCATTTGCTCATTCTCCTGCTTGGAAAGTTATATTTCTCCCCGGCTCCAGGGTAAACCCCACAGAACCGGGGAGAAAGCAATTGAAAGGTTATAAGATTAATGAGGCACTAGACTAAAATGCACCGTCTTCATCTTCGATTGTATCCAACATCTTGTAATAAACATTCATGATGATTACAGCATCCTTGAGCAGTGTATCACCAAGAATTTTTACATTGATAGTATCATCGGCGGTGTACTTGTGTCCGAAACAAGTTGCGACATCACCCTCATTGAATAAATCCATAGCAGCGGCGGCAGAGACGACAACACCGTCAAAGAAACGGTCAATAGTAACCCCATCACCAACATCAATCGTTCGGCCTGTCCCCTGAGCGGTAATCGATACTTGGACATCCAGAATCAGCATCCCATCGCAAACCGGAACCATTTGGACAACGCTATCTGCGTCAAGGGCAGCAGCGGCCACATACTTAGCAGATCGGCATAATACCTGCCCGGCATTCCGCGCATCCGGAATCAATCCGGAATCCACGGCATCAGTTGTTACAGTTACAGCAGCCATATTGAAAATCCTCCATAAGAAAAGTTAAAGTTCCGGGCTTCAGCTCACGCCTCGGCCCGGATAATCAGCTAAAGGTTAAACTCATGTCGGATCTTTGCATGCCCCGTCAACTGCAAGAACACCAAAATCTTTAGAGCCATAACGGGATTTCTTAACCCCGTAGATTGTCCCGGCGGTAATGGCAAGAGCATTGCCACGATCATCAGTCTCCTCGTTCCAAGAATATCGCTGCGGACTTCCGCCCTGGCCCCATGCAATCATGCCAGCCTGAGCACCAAGCAACAATGCCCTCCCGGCTGCAATATTGGCACCGGAACCATAATCATTAAACCGAATTACATTACGATGTTTATGCAGGACAACCCCGGCATATTCACCAAGAGCATTTTTGTAAATCATGCTCTTTTGACCATCGGTGTTTTTATGGACATCCACCCAATCATTGGGGCTGGAAGCAACACGTAAATCGTATGCCTGCCAGGAGTGCATCAGCATGACATACTTTTTTTCACCGTTAATCTCAAACGGGAGAATCATCGGGTCAAGTGTTTCGATTTTGGCAACCAAACGCTCAATCAGCGCCAAGCTAACTTTATCATCAACGGCAACATCATTCTTTGCCGTTGCATCACCCATATAAACAAGGTGATCCGAATCAGGAGCCTGCAAAATATTACCAGCTCTTCCGGCCCAGCTTGTATCAACATGAAAGCTCGTATCAATCCCGCGAGCACCTGCCAGATACATCATGATTTGTTCGTCGTAATCCTCTGCCCACCAAGTAGCTAGAGCGTCACGCCCCTGCTTCCGGATGTTATACGGAACCCGTTGCTCTGACATTTTACCCTTGCTCTTCGTCCCTTTACGCCGCTGGTTAATAAACAGCGAATCGTTGAAGAACGTCAAGGCTTCTTCTGCGCTGGTCCCTTCAATGATGGCATCTCCTTCGACACCATCACCAGACAACTTCATCCGCAACCCGACAGTGACTTTATCACCGGCAGCCTTATTCAGCTCCTTTTTGATTTTGATCAGGGCATTATCACCCATACCCATAAATTTGGCGAAATACTGCTTTTTTGCAGCTTCTACACCAAGACTCGTACTCCAACGCTTGACCGCCAATGGATCATTAACGGCAAATTCAGTCATACCCATTTGATTGTCTCCATATTTCTGGAGTTAAGCACCTGACAATAGCTTCTCTTGCTCTGCCTCCGGCAACCGGCCAAACTCTTCTTCACTCAGCACTTGACCGCTGTTCGGAATTGAGCCTGCATCGCCAGGGACATCAAGTACGCCAGGAGAGGCGCTTCCTCCTTTAAATTTTTTCATAAGCTCTGCGGTAACTTCTTCCCGCAAAGATTCCTTGATTGCTTCTCGTTGTGCATCAGGATCGGATAATTGTGTCCGTAAAGTAGACAATAAAGACACAACACTTGCAGCACCTTCGCCCATAAGAACGGCCCCCTTACTGCCGGCAGCCGTAACTTTTGTGCGTGGGTCAGTAAGCAACGTCAGAAAATGGGGATCTAAACCATTCTCAACCGCAAAATCCCCCAGCTCTTCACCCGCTTTGTTCCCTTCATCGTAGATTCCAGGGACAATTTGCTGGATCATGCTGGCAGCAACATTGATTTGTTCCGCCTCAATGTCTTCTTGAGCGGCCTTGTTAGCTTGCTCGCGCTGATACGTTTGCAACTTGTGTTGATATCTGATAGCTTCCTGGGGATCGTCCTCCAGGAGCTCATCAAACTCATCATCACTCAAGACCTTGAACTCTTCCGCCTTCTCTGCGTCACCCTCTTCACCTTTCAGTGATTCGTTTTCGGCTTGCAGATCGGCCAATTGCTGCGTTAATGCCTGCCGTTTGGTGCGTTCTTCGCTTAGAGCTTGGTACGGAACAAACCCCTCCGGGGGTTTCTTTGTTGCAGTACCGTCGGCGTCTTCCTCTTTCGGCTTGGCAGTAGCCGTATCATCCTGCCCTGAGTCATCACCTTTGGCTTTGTCTGCATCCTCTTCCGTTTTTGCTGCCCCTTCTCCTTCGGAACCAGCTTTCTCGTCGCCTGCTTCCGTTTTGTCTGCTTCCTCTCCGGCTTTAGCCTCTTCTTCCGGGTCACTGCCCATCAATTCAGCTTCAGTAACTCCTTCATCTGTGAAAAAATCAGGAAGTTCTTGCGTTACCTCTTGTCCTGCTTCCAGGTCTGCCGGTGCATTTGCAGGTTCTACGTTCGCTACTGGTTCCGGGGTTGTGACTGCCGCCTCATTTGTCGCTTGTTCAGCCATGGTACATATCCTCCTTCATAGGTTTTACGTCCGCTAAGACGAACTGCTATATGGTTTCGGGTTTAGCAGTCCCCGTATTTGAAGGCCGTAACGTGGCCTAAATCGCAAAAAGAAAAGGCTGGCGATAATCCCTCTTGAGGAAAATCAGCCAGCCCTTAATGGTGCTTGTGCTATTTGCTTATTATTAGGTTGTCTTAAATCTTAGGCGTCTACGCCCATGTCATTTACCAACCTTTATTGAAATATCCTCAAAGATAATCTGCGATAACCCTGGACGCTTTACATGCTTAACCGTGTACCAAACGCCCCATTTACGCAGGACAGATTCGATGTCTTCCTGAATTGCCTTAGCCTGGGGTAAGGTTGGCAACTTTATCATATTCCCGCTCCCGGTGAACAAGGAAACACTCTATCGAAATTGTCACGATAGTTTTTGAAAGCCTGCTTGCCCCTCGTAATCATGCTGAACGCCATGAAATTCCGGCCCAACGGGCAATCCTGATGATGATTAACGCCAACATCGGCAATCATCTTGTCAACCTTGGCCTCGTTTACGATGCTGTCTCGCCTGGCTTTTTCTTGTGGGGTCACTGTCCCCCTCCTGCTGCAATATTTGCCAAATGTTGTCGTGTCATATTATACCCGGCTTCAAAGTCCTCTTTGTCGGCCTGAGCCTGAGTTGCCGTTGCTTCCGCCGTGATTTTCAATATCTCCGCCTGGAGTTTCTTGTTTTCCAAATCTTTGCCCTGCAATTCAAGGCTGTTGCTCTGTGCCTCAAGCTCTGCCACTGCCGCCTGTTCTTGCTTTTGCGCTTCCAGCTCTGCCAGTGTTTTCTCCTTGATTTCTTCGGCACTCATTCCTTCGTCCTCCGGAGATATTCCCAAAACAGGCCGTAACCGTTGAATAACCTGGTCTTTGTTCGGTATCTCGCTCATCTCCATTGCCAGCATAAACAAGTGCGGTACAACCTCCGGCGGAGAACGCTTAACCCATTCAATAATCATTTCCAGGTTCTTCTCGCGGATTGTATCAGTCTGCGGAGCATCGGCAACTACCAAATCATAACGGCCCTGGGTGACGTTGTTCCGGACAACGATAGCCCCATCATCACCCTGCTGCCGCTCGTTCAGTACCACAAATTTATCAACTCCAGTAAGTTGATCAGTAACCCTCAAGACTTTTTCCCCATCCCATTCTTTCTGAATATTTGCGACAACCAGTTCGCCTATTCGCTTCAATGACCGCCGTAAATTATCAAACAACGGAGCAATAGTCATTGCCCCCTGAGATTGTCTTGCCTCAATCGCTTTCCCACTGACTGCGTTAGACTGCCAGCCCATAGTCTCATCATTCGCCCCACCTATCTGCTGTATCTCACGCTCAGACTGTTCCATTAGGTGTATATGCGCAGCGACAAGGTTTGATTGATCTTCAACCCTGAACTTATTCATCCCGCCAGCTCGGACTTTCATGAACCCATCCAGCCGATTAGCCTCCTTGTAAAGATTATCCATTTCACTCGGAGTCTTAACAACATCAGCCTCAGCCGTAACCCTGCGTTTGTAAAGCATGGCCAGTGCCATTGATCGACGCTTGTTGACTTCAACATTCTGCTCTCTCAGCTGCCTCGGGACACCATAAGGCAAGTTAAATCTGTCCAAATAACCAATAAAAGGCACCATCGGATATTGATCGTGATCGTAGGGAGTTTTTGTTTGTGTGAGCAGTAAAGTACCCATAAATGTAGCCGTCCACATCTTGGGAACCATCGCATTAACGCATTTCTGCGACTGACAGACTATCTCGTATTGCTCCGTAGCCGGTAAATCATCCGTTATTTCCTTGACTTGTCCATCTGCAAAGACAGCAAAGACACATTGTTCATACTGCGGATACCACATAACAACTGGCCGAACCCGCTTACGGTCAACTTGAACCCACGATGAGCCGGTTAACGCCCGCCGTGACATCTCTATGTCGGTCGCTTCATCGAGCATAAAGGAGCTATTGTCTGGCCGCTCACCGGCTAAATCACTAAACTGGTTCTCAATTTCTTTCTGCCGATCAGGATATAGCGCGATCAGTGATTCCAGGTCCATCCACTTTGCAATAAAACTATACCTTGTACTTTCCGGTGACAGCCATGGATCTCCAAACGGATCAACCCACCAAGTTTTCCAATCCCGGTATTTGATTGCTATCGGTTCTTTGCGCGGATCAGGGTTGAGCCCGACGGTTAGAAGTCCTATCCCTGGGACAATTTGATCACCAAACGCTTGAGACACAATGTATTTGCCATCATTTTGATCCATGACAAATTGTATCCCCTCACTCATTATCTGAGATATCTCACTATCCTTGGTAGTCCTGGCCTTTGCCGTGATGTTCTGGCGATTAATTGATTGATTACCTTTGAGCAAGTTGACTGTCGGAAAAACCCTGTTAATCGTCAACCAATCAATGCCAGCCTCTTCCGCTGCAGCTTTAGATACGGCATCCCATTGTTCGCCATCGTAGAATTCGCAGTCTTTCCAAGACTCGGCGCGCCAGTCCGCCGCCGCTGTTTGTGATTCATAAACCCAAGCCAAAAGAGTGTTGACATCCGGTTTTTTTGTAATTACTGCCATTATGCAACCTTCTTACGTGGGGGAGTCCAATTAGTCATGTTCTCGCTGGCTTGTGCTCCGTCAATGCTCAAACAAACGTACTGCAAAGCCTCGGCAACATGGCTATATCTGTTCTTATCAGGTTTGTCATGGTATCTTTCTTCACCAACTACCTGCAACCTGCGCCATTTATACCCACCATTTAACGCTTTTATTAAGGTTTTGCAGCGTTTATCAACGATAAAACCAGGTTGGCCGTCTATCGTGCGCTGCAACAGAGCTGCTACCGCCTCTCTCCGTGCCGCAAAATTGTTAGTTTTGGCCGGGGTTGCCGGCAAATCAGCAAGGACCAACTCTTCAAAGCAGGTTTTTTCATCGCTCTGTGCCCTGGCTGTCCCTGCTGGGTCTCCGAATATATCCAGCTCAAGACCTCTGAACCTGTTAGCAATCAACGGTTTAATAGCTCCATTGGTAAACTGTTTAATCCCTATGGATTCGCCGACTAGCTCATCAAGAACCCTTACCTGTCCAGTTGGCGCGACTTGTACCGCTACAAGCGCCGGAGTCAAACCAAAATCCATCCCGCAAAGGATCGGCAAACCTTTAAAAATCTCTAAAGGACGCTCTGAAACATGCTGCGAATAAATGAACTCCGGCCAAATAGGCCGGCCATCGGATAAATTGCCATATTGATTATCAACATAAACCTTGATCCACTCTGGATTTTTCCCGGCACACATGCGCTCATAGTATTTAGGCGGAAGATTAGGGAGGTTTTCTGCGGCGGGGTCTAATCCGCCAGGCTGAGAAAAGAACTCCCATCCTTCGGGAAGGCTTTCTTCGGCCGCAGTGAACCACCAGTGATCATCATCAGGTGCATTTGTATCCATGATGATCCCGGACCAGGTACAACCGCCATCTTTCTGCGCTGGGAACCGGCCAACGCGGCCCGTGGCTGCATCCAAGACAGCTTTTGGCATTTCCCTTGCTTCATTAATCCAAGCGCCCGTAAGCTCCAATGACAGCAGTTTCTTTGTATCATCCGGCCGCTCTAACGCAAGAAACAAGATCTCAATTTCAACTTTGTCCGTCAGCCTGACTTTGTGGGTAATTGGAGCTGACCAGTTAACCGGCCCGAAAATGCTTTCAGGAACCCAATCAACCCACGTCTTAATCGTCGTTGACTTTAATTCTGGGTAAGTCTGGCGGATAATAGCCCATCGAGTCCTGCGGATACCGTCGCTCCCGGGTGATTGCCGGAACGCTCGCCCGAGTATTTCCATGCAACAAGCAACTGACTTGCCGGAACCTAACGGCCCGCGAACACCGCGAACAAAAGCTTCGGACGCATGGAACTTAGCCAATGTCGGAGCATCTTTAGTGCTGTAAGTAATGCGTCGAGATTTACTCATCTTGTGCTTTCAAACCAGCGCCAAAATCCATCTCAAAACTGATCTTGCCGGTATGCTCGTGTTTTTCCGGTGCGTACATCCCTTTGATTTTTAGTGCCATATCAAGCGTTTTACGTTGAGTTTCAATAGCTTCAACCTCTCGCTGATCGCTAACAATTCCTTCATGCTGAAAAAACTTAACTTCCTTAGCATTTAGCAAAGAAATCATTTTAGTTTTAAGTGCAGCCTCGCTCAATCCCTGATCATCCAGCCACTTTTCGATAGTGTCACGAAGCTTCCTGAAGTTCTGATGTCCAATACTTGCAAAGCTTTCTTCGTTTTTACATCTATAGCCAGCCGCTTTAGCTGACTTAGTTTTATCGAGAAAAGTTGTTGATCCGTCGTTAAGGAAGGCCCGCAACCAAACAGCCAACTTATTTGTTGTAATCCCCTTTGTTTTTCCCTTCGCCATAGCAGTTTAATTCCCCCTACTATTGGCAATGCGCCGTAAGTCTATGTTTTTGTTAAAGAACCGATGGCACAAAGGAAAACGGGGACCGAAAAGCCCCCGCCTTTTTTATTTCCACTCAGGCAAACTGTTTATACTTCTTTGCTAAGAGCCGCCTGAACCTGTTCCGTGCTTGCAACTCCTGACGCTGGTACTTTAGTACCTCGAACAAAAAAGCGTGCCCTTGTCTGTAAGCCTGCCGGCGCGATATATTTTTTTCACGTTCGAGTTCTTTTACCAATATTCGGAAAGTTAAATCTTTTCTTTTGAACACCTGGCGGCACAGTTCGTTTAAAAATTTCTGCCGCTTTTTTGCACTCAGCTTCTTTTTTTGCGTTAGAAGGTGATATTTTTTTAAAAACATGGGAACGTTCCTATTGTTTGGAAGTGGCGATTAACTCTCGGGAAGTTGAAAAATTCCATCTCTGTCCTTGGGTTATGTCCGTATCCCTTCATCGCTCTAATTTTCACTATCTGAGAGTCATCGTTCCATGCTACTCCGTTCAAACAGTCAAGAACGAATTTTACAAGATTATCGATATCCGGCTTCTTGGTATGAGCCAATGGAGCCGATGCTTTTAGTTTGCCGCTATTCCGTCCGGTTCCGTAATGATTTTTTGGCCGGGGGAAATAAAAGTTGCACTTCATTTCCAATGGGCCGATTAATTTCTCGGTTATCTGTTGGCTTGCCATTAATAGCCATTTTCCGGCTTCGGTTTCCTGACTGTTGTAAGTTCCAACGAAGTTACCCCGCCGGTAAAACCGGGGCCTGGCTTGGGCAATAGGGACACCATCAATCACAATTTTCATATTCATTCCTCTCCGCCGATAATCGTCAATCCCCGTCCCACGGGGTTCCATGGACTGTCGGGGTTGTATGGATTCCCAGCTCCATACGGATTATTGATACTGTCAGGAGAGTATGGATTACCATACCTCCCGTAAGGGTTGGATACGCTATCGGGATCGTAGGGATCACTGCTCAGGGTTCCATGATAGTTTCCGTCGCTATCGTAAAGTCTTGGAGGATTTGTTGCATAGGGATTGGAAACACTATCGGGGGAATACGGATTGCCGTATGGTGAAGCTGGGTTATTAATTCCGTCAGAGGCATAAGAGCTTCCGTGTTCCCCGTAGGGGTTAGAGACAGATCCCGGTTCGTAGGGATTTACGGTTAATTGCCCGAGGTAATCCCCTGCTAACACTGGAGCAATGAGTAACAATACTACGGCACAAATAAATAATAATTTTTTCATAGTGTTACCTCCCTTGTTTTTTTAACGATATACCCCCGTTCCCTGGCTATTCGTCTTACCATTTTCCGGTGATCTTCAATCTGCTTCGCGGTTGCAGGCTGCAAAGCTGTCCCCTTACACGCCTCCCGGCAATGCCCATCGATGAACATCCCCGACGCAGATCTTCCTATTCTCCCCTGCCTGGCGTTGCATATCTCTAGGGAAATAAGCTGTTGATAATATTCACACCACGCCTGTTTGCCTGATTTTGTCGCTGGCACCCGCCTGGTTCTCCTCCCGAGCAAACCCTTTTGTTTGCGTTCGGCTCTCTTTTTTGCCTGGTAGCGCTTAACGGCTTCCGCTGTTTGTTTCCTCTGTCGTAATTTTTTGCACTCGGATGTTGCGGCCATCATGCCACCTCTCCTTTCTGCATTAGCGAATCCACTAATGTCCTAAGCTTTATCCTCACTTCTGTCAGCGGGATGACATTAGCCGGTTTTTCCGGGAGTGCCGTTTGAAGCCCTGGTTTGTAATCCAACGATTGCCGTACAACTTCGTCACTGATTAGCATTGGTTTTTTTACATGCTTTTCGTGCCCACTGCAGGAATTGTGGATCTCGGCTTCACCTGGAAGATAAGGAATCTCCTGCAACCGGCCTTGCGCCTGAAGCCGGAAGAAAACGGCATAGGCTTTAAGAAACTGTGGGCGAGTAAATCTTTCGTCCTCTTCTTCCTGGCGGCACAGGTTCCGCCATCCACCGAAAGTCATGATGGTGTTATGAATTACCGGATCATCAAATTTAACGCTGTTCATATACCCGGCCCGCCTGAATGCGAGTTTGACTTTTTGCCAGGCTTGCAGGGTTTTAAACTCAATGTCCTGTTTCCCTGTTTCCAGTGCAGCCTCGCGGATCTCGGCAATAGATGGGAAAAGCTTTGTACTGGTTTTGGCAATAGTCGTTATTCCTGCAATATATTTTTCCTCGGGCAAATCTTTGAACATTTCGTACCAGACACCAATTGTTTCTCGGTTATCAAGCTCTGCCCTGCTTTGAGGGAATGCCGCTCTCAGTATCGCCATCCCCCGTGCAAATATTTTCCTGTCCATTATTTTTGTCCTCCTCTACCCAGCTTTGTAATGCGGTAATCGTTTTCCCCAACCTGCCGACGCTATTATCTGGCGGCCCGTCTCGCTGGTTTAAATAACTTTCAAATTTAGGACCGAACAAAGTTTCAGGCCGAAGGAACTTCACCATTTTGGGATCGTCGATCCAATCAGCTATTTTTTTGTCGATTACCGTAAAAAAATCCTGCAGAGAAAAGCCGTCGTTGAAACGTGCAATAATCTTTTCTCGTGACTTTGATCCCGTCAATCTGAAATGGGTCCCTGCATTTTTGTTTAAATACGCAATAATTTTTTTAGCTGCATCGTCCGGAAGCTTTTTACCGGACAATATATCTTTTGGAGAAGGAGAAGGAGAAGGAGAAGGAGAAGGAGAAGGAGAAGGAGAAGGAGAAGGAGTCAACGTTCCGTTGTTTTTCGTTAACGTTTCGTTAACGTTTCGTTGAATATCTATTAACGACACATACTCATCCCTTGTAATACTTGTTTGTCCTTCCCCTGCCAACCTTTGATAAATTTCTTTGTGCGTTTTAGACATTCTCGAAAATCTTGCCTTATTGCTTCTTTCCTCAGATTTTGATACCCATCCTTGCCGTTCATCCCAATTATGAAGTGTAAAGATTCCGCCTATTTCTTCCATAAAACCTAAAGTTAATAATTGGGTTACGAATGATCCTGCTTCCCCCTTATAATCTGCTTCCATTTCGATATCTTCGACATCCCAATTAGTGAGTATGCCGGAAGGTTCTTCCAGTGCAACTCGTGTCCATAATTTAAGTAAGCAAATAACACCGTGCTCCCCAAGGGCTCTGAATAATTTCTTTGTTTTTCGGTGGTAAAAAAATGTGGTTGTGAGTCTAATATCTTTATTCATAATTACCGCCAACAAAAATTGAAATATTCATTAAAAACCTATGATCCCTATTCACCACCACCATCCTGATATTCCGTTCCAGCCTGGCATTGCGCTCCTGCAATCGCCGGTTGTCGTTTGCAAGTGCAGTCACGATGATGATTATTAGGTTTTTTAGGATTGAGGTCATTTTGTCCATGTATTGGTAATGTACAATCATGCGCATTCAGAATAGCCACAGGAGTGGCAGACAAAACAACCACCCTCATGTTCGATAACCCCGCCGCATTCCGGACAGGCTCCGAAGGCATTGTTGTTTTCTTTTAAAGATTTATCCTGACAGCCATTGGTCAGTTCCAGTTGGAGGCGAATAGCCTGGGCGATAGCATCGGCACAGGAAGTCACCTTGTTGTCACCGAAACCGAAAGGTTTATGGCAACTGATACCAATCAACTGTTTAACCATCGGTTCGGCTGGCAGACCGCTACGCCAGGCCAGGGAAACCAGTCGGCCAATAGCTTCGTTTTGGCTGGCGGCACAACCGCCGGCCTTGCCAATGGTATTGAAAAGTTCAAACGGCCTTCCCTGTTCATCAACATTGATGGTGACATAAAGGGGGCCGCAGCCGGTGGTCATCTGGAATGTTTGACCCATCAGGGTTTGAGGACGA